TACCAATTGCGCTACCAGGGCATGATTGGGGTAACCAATGGGGAACGATCCCATTCTATCGCTTTCACAGAGCGAGGTGCTAAACCTTTACACTATGGTCACCGTAAATAATTGGTCTGTGCGGTAGGATTTGAACCTACGATTTCTCACTTCCAAGGCGAGTAGATTAGACCGGACTTTCTCACACACAGATAAAACTTGGTGGATTGTAAGGGACTTGAACCCTTGTCAGACCAAGAGTGCGGTGGCGCACACTCGATAATGCTCCTACGGCTATTCACCGTGCATGAGACCAACCTTGACAACCCATAAAAACTTGGTGGACCGCTGGGGAATCGAACCCCAATAACTGACTTGCAAGGCCAGTGTAATCCCATTATACTAGCAGCCCAAATTTTGGTGCCTCCACTTGGACTTGAACCAAGGACTTCCGCGTTATCAACACGATACTCTACCAACTGAGTTATAGAGGCAAAATTGTTTGGTGGTAATAGTTGGACTCGAACCAACGATAGACTGCGTATGAAGCAGTTGCATTAGCCACTATGCTATATTACCATATAGAAACACACTACCAGTCCCGGGGATTTGAACCCCTTTCTCTTGTAGTTTACCACGACTTTTGCAGTCAGGCAAGCAGTGTGTTCTTATATGGTGCTCCTTGCTGGTAACGATCCAGCGTCTATACATTACCAATGTATTATAATACCTTTATACTAAAAGAGCAAATTGGTGCGACCGGAGAGATTCGAACTCCCGACTCCTAAGTTCGTAGCCTAGTACTCTATCCAGCTGAGTTACGGTCGCATTGATTGGTATTCCGTATGGGTTTTGATCCCATCTCAATAGTTTGAAGGACTATCGGCCACGCCAGCTGCCTCACGGAATATAAAATAACAGGATAGTTTTTAACATAGTGCTACCGTTACACCAAACCTTGCGGCTACGGAGTCGAACCGTTCCTTTACTTTTACAGAGTAGTAGTTAAATTATTTGCTGAACCTATCCTTAAACTGGTACCTAGTGTAGGAGTCGAACCTACGACATTCCGCTAATCGGGCAGACGTTCTTCCGCTGAACTAACCAGGCATAAAATTGGTGCGGGGTAAGGGAGTCGAACCCTTGACTAGTAGTTGGCAACCACTGATTTTTCCGTTAAACTAACCACGCATAATAAAACAGGATAGCATTTTTTTTCATAAACGTTGAAAGTTTTTTTGATTTGCTGTTGCTATCCTAAAACTGGTGCCCCATGACAGAATTGAACTGCCGTATCCTGATTACAAAACAGGCGTAATACCGTTATACGAAAAGGGCTAAAATTGGCTCCGTATCTGGGTAATGATCCCAGCTAGTCATTGATTAACAGTCAAGTCCGTGCACCATGCTCGGATTCTACGGAATAAATTTGGCAGGGGAGATGGGATTCGAACCCATGATGACGATTTCAAAGACCGTTGCCTTAGGCCACTAGGCGACACCCCAACATGTTTGTTAACACACTCTTGCGAATGTGTGTATTGAAACACACTCAACATTACACCCTTGATTCGCTACTGCTACTAGGGGCGTGTTTTAATATGTTTCAATACGCTAGAATTTTTCATCTCACAAAAGAGACTTCATCCTCTAGGCCGCCCGTTCGTCCATGTTTTAAGTGCAGACTAGGTCCTCGTTACCTATACACACTATCTAACTCTCCACTACGCAACTTTGTAGTTGCTTCTTAATTAACCCTTAGTATATCAGAGTATCCATTTACTGTAAACTCTGTTTGTTGTTTTTATACAACGAAAAACCCCTGAGACTTTTTAGTTTCCCAGGGGTTGAATAAATTTTGTTATGATGTAACTAGTTATTCCTCTCCCCGGGCTCCTCTTTGGTTATCATTCCCGCGAATACTTGTAGGATATGATACCGCAAAGGCCGCTAAGGTCTCTATAGACCATAGCCCCGTATGTTTCGGCATGTAACAAGTTTTATTCATCATAGTATTCTATTTAGTCCTGGTTAAAAATAACTGCAAATTACATAGTGTTTTTTGCGTTTATGTGTGTATTATATAGTAGTTCTGAATAGAAGTCAACCTTCAATTTACCCAAAACACAAATTACGCATCATCCTTTATTTATATTAAATATTCGTATGAGTAAAGAATTTAAAATCTACGAATACGATGTTGTCTATCTTAGCTATGATGAGCCAAATGCACAAGCAAATTGGGAAGATTTGTTAACAAAAATTCCTTATGCCAAAAGGGTTCATGGAGTTAAAGGTAGTGACGCTGCACACAAAGCGGTTGCAAAATTAGCAACTACCCCACGAGTATCAGTCATTGACGGCGATGCGGTTATTGACCACAAATATCTACATCAGACACTAGTGTTAGATGATTCAATCGATGACAGTAAAACAGTCTTTAGTTGGCCCAGTAAGAATATCATCAACGGTTTATTGTACGGCAACGGGGGAATCAAATGTTGGCCTGTACAAGCAATGCTTGATATGAAAACACATGAGGCAGCGGATCTAAATGATCCCATGACTCAAGTAGATTTTTGTTGGGCATTAAATTATATGGCAATAGATAAGTCATATTCTATAATACACAATAATACTAGCCAGTTGCAAGCATGGCGTGCTGGATTCCGTGAAGGGGTAAAGATGTGCTTGCATAACGGAATTAAAGTCGATGAATTAGCAGACTTAAACATAGGTAATTTAAATAGACTAAAAATTTGGATGACTACTGGAATAGAGGTTAATAATGGCATATGGGCTATATTAGGTGCTAGACAAGGATGTTATAAAACACAATATACAAATTGGGATTTTACTCAAGTAAGAGATTTTGATTATTTAAATGATTTGTATAAATCTACGGTAGAAAAAATGTCAGTGTTAGATGCAGTAAACGAATGCAAAACTTTAGGTAGCATTATCCCAATATGTGAACCATTTACTAGTGAACAAAGCAAATTCATTAAAACTTTAGAATTCAACCCCGATAGACAACCCAAAACGATACACTCAGTTGATACTATTAATGAGTATGAATATGATATTATTATGGTAACATACAATGAACCTAATGCTGAGGAGAATTGGACTAATCTTAAGCGTAGATTCCCAAGAGCAAAAAGAGTTGACGGTGTTAAAGGTATACATAATGCACATATTACTGCTGCTAAGTTAGCCAACACTAAGATGGTTTGGATAGTAGATGGTGATGCCGTAATAAACAAGAATTTTAATTTTGACTATATCGTTCATCCAGACAAGATGGACTGGGTTTATGTTTGGCGCAGTAAGAATCCAGTCAATGACTTAGAGTATGGATTTGGTGGCATCAAGTTATTCCCTAGAGAGTTAACAATCAACATGGACTTGAGTAAGCCTGACATGACCACCAGTATCAGCACTAAGTACAAGCCCGTATTTGAAGTTAGCAACATAACAAATTTCAATACTGACGCATTTAGTGCTTGGCGTAGTGCATTTAGAGAATGTTGCAAACTAGCAAGTAAAGTCATTGACAGACAGAACGATGAGGAAACATTTAATAGATTGGAAACATGGTGTACAGTGGGTGCTGATAGACCATATGGTAAATATGCGATTGCTGGTGCAATTCAAGGCAGATCATACGGAACATTAAATAAAGGCCATTTACTAGCACTATCAAAGATTAATAACTTTGATTGGTTAAAGGAGAAATTTGATGACAATTAATTGGACAGATGATAAAGATACGTTTGGAAGAATGTTTGTTTTAACTCAAAACAAATTGTTTAGTCAATTATGCAATGCAGTTGATAATGAGGGTGCTGACTTGTCTGATGCGTTAAGCTGGGGACAACTAAAAAGTAAACGATGGTTAGTATCTGAATTAGAAAAATTAAACTTAGATTTAGGTATCATATTTTTATGTGCTGGTTGGTATGCTACATTAGCACCAATGTTATTTGAGAGTAGTTGCATAATAGATAAAATTCGTAGCTTTGACATTGATCCGTTGTGTGAACGAGTAGCAGAAACTATAAACAGAGAAAAAGTAAAAAATAATTGGCAATTTAAAGCAGCTACAGTAGATATACATAATCTAATTTATGAAAATTTTAAATATGAAACTCATAGATATGATAGAAGTAAATTAGAATTAACTGATTCTGCAAACACCATCATCAATACTAGCTGTGAACATATACATAATTTTGATGTTTGGTACAATAACATACCTAATAATAAGATAGTTATACTTCAAACCAATAACTACGTTGAGATTGAAGATCATATAAATTGTTCTAATAGCTTAGAAGAATTTAGAATACAATCTCCAATGTCTACTATGCTATATGAAGGTGAATTGGCGCTTGATAAGTACACACGATATATGCGTATCGGCATAAAATAATGTATAAATCAAAAGATATAAAGAAAGTTCATTTAGAGATAACACAGTTATGTCAAGCAGCATGTCCAATGTGTGACCGCAACGAGAACGGTGGCAAAGATAATAAACACATCACCAATGCTGAACTATCTTTAGATGATTGCAAAAAGATATTCTCCACAAAATTTATTAGTCAGCTAGACACAATGTACATGTGCGGTAATTTAGGTGATCCAATAGTTGCTAGAGATACACTAGAAGTATTTCGATATTTTAGAGAACATAATGCAAACATGTGGCTCAGTATGAATACTAACGCAGGGGCTAGAGATACTGATTGGTGGACAGAATTAGCCAAGATATACAACAACAAAGGTGCTGTAATATTCTCTGTGGATGGGTTAGTAGATACTAATCATCTATATCGCCAAAATGTTAAATGGAGTATAGTAGAAAACAGTATGCGTAGTTTTATCAATGCAGGTGGCAGAGCAAGATGGGATTATATCATATTTGAACACAATCAACATCAAGTGGAAGAAGCCGAAAAGTTAGCAAATGAGTGGGGATGTGAAAAATTTACTAAAAAGAAAACTGCTAGATTTTTTAGCACTGCAAGAAATCAAGGAAAAGAAGAACATCAAGCACAAAATCGGAAAGGCACGGAAACTATATTGCTTAAAAAACCTAAAGAAGAATTTCAAAATCGTGTTTTATCCAAAGAACAAGAATTAATTGCTCAACACGGGAGCATGACTAAATACTATGACAGTTGTAAAATAGATTGTAAGGTTGTTAAAGAAGGTAATATTTTTATCACTGCCGAAGGACTGCTTATGCCTTGCTGCTGGACAGCAGGTAGAATGTATAAATGGTGGCATGAAGATTACAGAATAGAACAAATTTGGCACATAATTGATAATACAGGCGGTAAAAAAGGCATCGATGTTATCAACAACGATTTGAGTGATGTTATTGACAATAGTAAATTATTTTCAAAAATAGAATCAAGTTGGAAATTATCTAGTGTAGCAGCAGGGAAATTAGAAGTGTGTTCACAAAAATGCGGCACAGAGTTTGATGTATTCACAGAACAATTTAAGTAATCATGTTTATCAAAAATTCTCAACAGGATATAGATTTTACTATAGATCCACAATTCAATAAAGTGGGAATTAAAATCTCAGGCGGCGCAGATAGCGCCATGATCTGCTATATACTATCGAAGTATAAAGTAACTGAAAGACCAGAAATCAGTATACATCCTATAACTGCGGTCAATATTTTAAAACCTTATCAATTTATTTTTAGTAAAAGAGTAATAGAATTTTGTGAGAAAGAATTTGATATCAAATTTAGTGAACATTTACATTGTGATCCTGTAATGGAAGGACCCGAATTACAAGATGCACAAGATATACTGACTGAAGGAGCGTATAAAAATGAAATTATTGATTGCCATGTCACTGGTATTAATTGCAATCCACCACCTGAAGTGTGCAATTCATTTAATGAAGCTGTGATAGACGAGAGAGATTTTAGGAGAGACCGCACAGAAGAAATAAAATCAGTTATGCCGGGACCTAGATGTTATAGACCTTTTGCTAATTTAGATAAAAAAGGAATAGCAGAATTATATAATCATTTTAACTTGATGGATACATTATTTCCAATCACTAAAAGTTGCGAAGCTAAGACTTATGATTGGTCAACACCACATTGTGAAACTTGCTGGTGGTGCCATGAAAGAAAATGGGGATTTGGAAGACTCATATGAAAAATAATTTTAAAGATATATATGGAATGCCGGAACCGGCTTGTGTGTGGAAATTTTCATGGAGTTCAATAAATATATATGCTAAAAAAACAAACAGTTGTCATAGAGTAAACCCCGATGAAATAACAGTTGAAAACATTGAAGATTTTCACAATACTCCTTTAAAATTAAGTACCAGGAAAGATATGTTAGATGGCCGTTGGCCCGGCAAAGGATGTGAATATTGCGAAAAAATTGAAAAGAGTGGTGGCATTAGTGATAGGATGAGTGTAAATTTAAACGTGCATCCTACTAGCAAACACTATGTAAAACCTGCTGTTGAATTGTTAAATAATAATAAAGCTATTAAAGTATCGCCAACTATTGTTGAAGTATATTTCAATAATTTATGTAACATGGCTTGCCTTTATTGCAATTCAGAATATAGCACGGTATGGGAAAATGAAGATATTAAATTTAATTTAAAATCACAAAAAGAGTTAGATAAACATATTGACAGAAAAAAAGACTATCCCATATTAGTAAAAAAATATTGGGCTTGGTTGGAAAAAAATGCATTGTCTATAAGAGAATATAATTTGTTAGGTGGTGAGCCATTTTTTCAACCTGAGTTTGAACAAAATATAGAATTTTTTGAAACAAATCCATGCCCTGAATTAATTTTTAGTATTTTTTCAAATTTAAAAGTATCAAATACTAAATTTAGAAAAATATTAGATAAAGTAGAAAATTTAGTTACTAAAAATCATATAAAATCTTTTAGAATATTTTGTAGCATTGATGCATGGGGACCACAAGAAGAATATGTTAGACATGGTTTAGATTTAATTCAATGGGAAGAAAATTTTAAAACGTTAATAGCAGAATACCCTAAAATAAAATTAGTAGTACATTCTACTATGTGCAACTTAACTATAAAAACATATCCAGAATTAATTGAAAAAATTAATTATTATAACAATATCAGAACAACAAATGATCTTTCGCTAATTGAAATTTCTTTTAGTTTTGCTGACTATATGACTTATTTGCGAGCCGATATATTTCCTAATGGGTTTTTTGATGAAGATTTTGACAGGATGATTGCAGTTGCACCATCTGAATATCTCAAAGAAAAACTTAGTGGATATCGTGATACTATTAATAATCAACCTTATTGCCCTGAATTAGTAAAAGAACTAAAAATTCAACTAGATGATATAGATAGAAGAAGAAATTTAAATTGGAAACCTTTATTTCCATGGTTAGATGAATTTGTTATTTAAATAGCATGAATAATGAAGATATTTGGATAGATGACAGAGTACTACACATAGAACCTACTAGTAGGTGTACGTTAGCATGTCCGCATTGCCCGCGAACATTGTCAATTGATAATATTAAATTAGAAGATTGTGATATTGACACTACCGTAAAATTAGCTGAGGGAAAAAAGAAGTTTGTCATGTGTGGCAATCACGGTGATCCTATATATCACCCTAAATTTCACGAATTAATATCTAGTATACGAACAGCACATCCCCACATGAGTATAGGTATGCATACTAATGGTGCATTTAGAAGTATCGATTGGTGGAAAGAAACAGCAAGCATACTTGACCATCGTGACAACATTGTATTTTCAATAGATGGATTACCAAACAACAATCATTTATATAGAGTTAATAGCAAGTGGGAAACTATTGAAAACGGTATTAAGACTTTAGTAGAATATAATCCTAATATTAAAATAATTTGGAAATGGATTTTATTTAAGTATAATCAATACAATATTGACGAAGGTATATACTTAGCAAGAAAATTAGGATTCCATGAATTTAGCATTGTAAAAAGTGTAAGATATGAAAGTGAAGATCCATTAACACCAACGATAGATTGGCAAGAAGTACAGAGGCGCTATGTTAATTTATCCTAGATGTAAAAAAGGATTAACATCAGACTATATTTCTGCTCATGGCTTCTATTTTCCATGTTGCTGGATAGCAAATGAACCATATATTAATAAAGTGACAGAATTTTTAGGACCTTTATATGAACAGCTAGATGGTAAAAAATATTCTTTAGCTGAAATGAAAAATAGTCAAGCTATGAAAAAAATAGAAGAAAGTTGGAAAAATGAAAAATCAGTTTGTTCTAAATTTTGTAGTGACAAAATAAATGACAACATAGATAAGTCTGATGTAAGAGATGATAGTATAAACATTTCATTTAAAGAAATAAAAAATGACTTCTAAAACATTGTGTGTTGTTCCGTGGGTGCATTTAAACTTTCAACCAAATGGTAAAGTAGTTCCGTGTTGTTTGATTAAACCGCATTACCATGCCGGTGATCTTAATACACAACCTATCAATGAAATATGGAACAGTGATAATATGAAGAAATTACGAAGTGAGATGATGAATAACATTCGTCCAACTGTATGTAGTTCATGTTTTGATAAAGAAGATGTTACCGGAAAAAGTAATCGTTATTCTCGCAATGAATCTTATTTAGATGTTTTAAAAAATATACCTAATATAACAAATTCTGACGGAACTTGTTCTACGATGCATTTGAAGTATTGGGATTTTAGATTTAGCAATCTATGTAATTTTAAATGTCGTAGTTGCGGACCTGCATTTAGTAGCGCATGGACACAAGATGCAATTAATTTAAAATGGTTATCTGAACAAAACAAAGTATTAAACACTCCTATTGATTTTAATTTTTTAGAAAGTCAAATTGATAATGTTGAAGAAATATATTTTGCAGGCGGAGAACCTTTATTGATGCCTGAACATTGGCAAATATTAGATATGTTAGTAGAACATAAAAAATTTGATGTACGTATACGATACAATACAAACTGTTCTACGTTAACATATGGAAAAAAAGACATACTAGATTATTGGCGCAAGTGGAATTCTGAAAAGATAAGTGTATGGGCAAGTATTGATGAGATTGGAGATCGTGCTGAATTAGTTCGTTACGGAACAGTATGGAAAAGTGTTGAATCTAATTTAAAACAATTATCTAATTTTGATTTTATTAAATTTGGCATTGGAATAACAGTAGGAGTATTAAATGTTAGTAGATTGCCTAATATTATTACATATCTAACTGATTCAAAGATAATTAAAAAGAATAATTTTTATATTAATTTAATCGAAGCTCCTGCATATTACAACGTAAGCGTACTTCCAGATGAATTTAAAAAAACAATTACCGATAACCTTATATCTTTTGCAAATATATATGACAATAAATACTCAACAAATATAATTTCAGAATTTAAACAAACTTTAGCAGAATTATCAAAACCTTCTAATTTCAAAGACTTAAATTTATTCATCAAAACAACTAAACAAATAGATAAACTTAGAAATGAAAACACTTGGGAAACTATCCCTGAACTGATAAAATTAAATGACTTCTAAAACATTCTGTATTTTACCTTGGGTACATCTCAGCACTCGTCCAGATGGGCAGATGCGTGTATGCTGTACTGCCAACGCTAGTAGTGTAGGCATCACTAATGACAAAATTGGTGGTGGTAATGTAGGCATATTAAAAGATGAAGAAGGTCGTCCTAATAATCTGAACGTGAGTGATTTTGTCTCTAGTTGGAATAGTACTTACATGAGGAACGTGCGTAAGCAGATGTTGAACGGTGAAGAACCACCAAGCTGTCGCAAGTGTTATGAAGAGGAACGAGCAGGACATAACAGCAAACGCATGTGGGAAACTAAGTATTGGAAAGAAAGAGTTGACTTAGATAAGTTATTAGCTGAGACAACAAGTGACGGCGAAGTACCACCTCAATTAGCATATATTGATTTAAGATTTGGAACTAAATGTCAGTTGGCTTGCATCATGTGCAGCCCGCATGACAGTTCAGGTTGGATTAAAGAATGGCAAAATATCTATCCTACCATTGAAAATAAGAATGTAAAAGAGATATGGCAATGGGATAATAAAGGAAGTACAAACGGAAGCAGCTATAATTGGCACAAGAATAATCCAGTATTTTGGAAACAGTTCTATGAACAGATTCCAAACATGAAGCAATTGTATTTTGCAGGTGGCGAGAGTCTCATCATTGAAGAACACTATGATATCTTAGAAGAATGCATCCGTCAAGGATATGCTAAAGATATGGAGATACGCTATAACAGTAACGGAGTAGAATGGCGTGAAGATTTATTTGAATTATGGAAACATTTCAAGATTGTTCGTTTTCACTATAGTGTAGACAGTATACATGAGATGAACGATTACATACGTTATCCAAGCAAATGGAGTCGTACAGAAGAAGTATTTCATATACTAGATACACAGACTAGCGACAATGTAGAGATAACTGTTGCATGTGCAGTCAACGCATTGAACATTTATTACATTCCAGACTTTGTAAAATGGAAGTTAGAGCAGAACTTCAAGAAAATAAATATGTGGCCATTCGGTGCGGGTGGCATCAACTATCACTTTGTCTATTGGCCTGCATTTTTGAACGTGAAGATATTGCCTAAATGGTTCAAAGATGAGTGCGAACGCAAGTATGAAGAATTCATACCGTGGTGGGAAGAAAATTGGGAGTTAGGTATTCCATCATGGCACAAAGGTAAAGTAACCAAAGAAGATTGGAAAGTTGCGTCTTATGGTATTGATAGACTGCGCGGTATGATTAGCTTTATGAAAAGCGATGATTGGAGCGTGAGATTACCAGAAACTAAAGACTACCTCGAGAAGGTTGATAGATATCGCGGTACTAATTTTTATGACACTTTTCCAGAAATGAAAGATATATTTAAATGATACCTATTCACTTAACTAATTCTGGTCCAAAAAACATAGCAATGATATCGTTTAAACCACATAATGTGTGTAATTATACATGTGATTATTGTCACCCAAATAGTAATGATGGTTCTGAAAGATGGAATATAAATTATATAGCTGTAGCTAACTTTATTAACAAAGTACGACAAAAAAACTCACATGTGTGTTTAGAGATAATAGGTGGGGAACCCACACAATGGCCGCAATTACAAGCATTTATGGATAGCGTTTCACATGAAAATCTTGTGATTGAAATAAACACCAATGGATCTAGGACTCTCAGATATTGGGAACAGTTTAAGTCTAGCAATTCAATGTTTTTGTTTTCATGGCACTCAAAAGAAGTGGACACTGAGCATTTGGTACAGGTTGTTAAAATAATGAAAGATAAATGTTTCCCAATGGTTTCATTATTGATAACGCCTGATTATTGGGAAAAAGGGTTAACTGCTATTAAGGAATTTGAAAAATTAGATATATTAATTGATATTAAACCCGTAAGAAAAAGTTTAATATGCGATGAGTTATATCCATATACTGAAAGTCAATTAGAGTACATTCGATCATATCCTAAAAAAACTTCTATTATTAGTTTTCCAACATGGTTAGATTTATATCCAAAGAATATTTTTTTAAACGGAGTTCAAGCAAATTGGAACAGTTTAGTAGTGAATCAAAAAAACATTTTTACAGATTGGAAATGCAATGCAGGAATAGACCGTTTTGTAATTGATCCAAATGGTGATATATCTAGATGCTGGCCAAGAGTAGGTGGAAAAATAGGCAATGTTTATTCTGGATATACTTTACCAACAGAACCCATAACTTGCACATATAAACATGAATGTCATTGTAAGCAAGATGCTTTAGTTGAGAAATGGTCTCCTAATTATGTCTAATACATATTGTCCGTTGCCGTGGATAGGAGTAAGCACTAGGAGTACCGGTGATTTACGAGTTTGTTGTCAAGCAGATTCCTCTATTACTAAAGGTTCAATAACAAAAGACAACGGTGAAAACTTTAATATAGCCAAAGATGGATTAGAAACGTTTAGAAATTCCAAAATTCTAAAAGAAGTAAGAAAAACTATACTAGCTAACGAGTCTCCAAAAATGTGTAGTAGGTGCGTGAAAGAAGAATCTACTGGATATAGAAGTAATAGAATACAGATGATTGAGAATTGGAATAAAGAATTTTCATTAAATGATGCAGTAACTAGAACGAATGAAGATGGTTCTATAGATGAAACTAGTGTACCCATTAAATATGCAGATTTAAGATTTGGTAATCTATGCAATCTTAAATGTAGAATGTGCGGCCCAACTGATTCCAGTGCTTGGTATGATGACCATGTTACTTTATTTAATAATAATTATTTTACTGATCAATCGGGTAATCAATTAAAAATTATAACAAACTTAACTGAAAAAGCAAAACTAGAGACAGATATTTATAATTGGCATGAACAAGAACTATTTTGGAAAAATTTAGAAAAGCATATACCTAATCTTAAGCATATTTTTATTATAGGCGGAGAGCCATTGTTAATAGACAATCATTATAGCTTTTTAGAAAAATGCATTTCATTGGGTTATGCTAATCAAATTTATATTGAAGTAATGACTAATCTCACTAACATACCTAAAAAAGCATGGGGGCTATGGGAACATTTTAAACTGATTCAAATTGCTCCTAGTATTGATGGAGTCGGAGAATTAAATGATTATATACGATATCCAAGTAAATGGAAACAGATTGAAAATAACTTGTCTAAATTAACTACTGCAAAAGGAAATTTTAGAACAGTTATATCTCCTACCATTATGGTTTTTAACCTGTTACAGCTACCAGAGTTAATGTTATGGAAATTTGAAAATTTCCCTGATACAAAATTTGATTCACATTTATTACACGGACCTGCACGTTATAATATTAAAATTTTTCCATTAACTAGTAAACTTTTTATAAGTAACTATTTTGAAGAATGCAAGGTAACATATAAAGAAAGAATTATGAATACAAAAACACAAGAAATTAATTACAAGTTTTTTTGTAAGGAGCTAGATAGGGCAGTAAAATTTATGAACTCTGAAGATTTGTCACATGAACTTACTAATTTTTTTGAGATAACTAATAAATTAGATCAAATGAGAGATCAATCATTAGAGATTGTTAGTCCAATTACATATAAATTATTAAAAGAAATGAGCACTTAAATTATGTCTGATACGTTTTGTCCTTTGCCTTGGGTTTACCAAGCATTCCGTAACAACGGAGATGTTCGCGTTTGCTGTCAAGCAAATCAAAGTCCTAATAGGGGAATCCTTATCAGAGATGATGGCACTACATTTAATGCTGCAACAGCCAATTTAGATGAATCACGTAATTCAGAGTTAATGAAGCGTCTTAGAAAGAACATGATTGTAGGTGAATGGAGTCCTGAATGTAAAAGATGCACAGTAGAAGAAAACAATGGATTGACCAGCAACAGACATTATGCTATTGCTGATTGGGAAATGTCATTAGATGATGTAATAAATGATACTAGTGATGATGGAACTATTGATATTGAGAAATTTCCGGTTATATCTTATGACATGAGGTTTGGAAATCTATGTAATCTAGTTTGCAGAATGTGCGGTCCCACTGATAGTCATAGTTGGTATGAGCAATGGGCTTCTTACACTGGAAAAGATAGCTTTAATGATACACACGGAAAAGTTCAGCTTATTAGAAACAGCGTAGGCAGACTTGCTACTAATGATTATGATTGGCATGACTCAGAGAATTTTTGGACACAAATTGAGAGTAACTTGGCTAACATACGGCATGTTTATATGGCAGGAGGCGAACCATTAATGATAGAGAGGCACTACGAGTTCTTACAAAAATGCATAGACAAGGATGTTGCCAAAAATATAAAATTAGAATATAATACTAACGGAACCACATTACCCAAAAGAGCATTAGAATTATGGAAAAAATTCAAGCAAGTAGAGTTAGGAGTAAGTATAGATGGATTTGGTAAGGTAGTCGAATATCAAAGATGGCCTGTTAAATGGAGTCAACTATACCCCAATCTACAAAAATTAAATAAGTTAGTAGAGACTCAAACAAATATAAAATGCTGGTTGACCGTTACAGTTACCGCATATAATGCTTTACATATAGCTGATTTTGTTGAATGGAAAATATTTGAAAGTGGTCTAGATAGTATAAGGTCAAATCGTCCTATAATATCACATCATGTAGCACATCGTCCATTGTCATTAAATGTTAGGGTACTGCCACCTGAGATAAAAACTCAGATAGAAACTAGATACAAAGAATCTATGATTAAATTAAATGAATCTGAAATTGACAGTGCGTTAATTGAACGTGCAAATGATATATACACTGGAATTCTTACATACATGAATCAAGAAGACCTGCACGAAACTCAATTTTCAGAGTTTGTAAATTATACTAAGTTTTTAGATAAAGAACGTAATCAAGATATAGTTGATATAATTCCATCATTAGAGAAATACTTCTTATAAACATCTCAACAAAGGTCTGATACCTACGATTTTTCCTTGCATTGTTTTAGCTACATGTATAGATTTAGTGGGTATTAGATTGAAATCTTCACATACTTTATAGTATCTAGTCTCATATTTTTTCCAGAAATATTCAGAACCTAACTCTTGCATAAACTTCAATCCAGTATGTAACAGGCTTTTGCAATTCATATTAAAGTCATTCATTATGGTTATCGCTCCACATGGTCTAGTGCGTGAAAATCGTACACCTATTCTATCATTGCCCATTCCACCTTTGCTTAGACTTACAGCAAAAGTTTTGATAGCAGGGTGATCAAAGTTGAATGTTATATCTCTACTACAAGTTATCCATGCACCGTCTAAATGCACGGGTATATCTAGTTGTTCGCAACGGTCTAATATAGTATGCATTAATGGATGCACATCTCCGTGTGCAGGGAAAGGCATAGAGATTATCAATTCTTTATTTGGAACAAGCGTATCTAATGTAACATATTCAATGTCATTGTTCAATCTCCAGTGATATTTGTAATCATTTTCAAATATCATAACATCATTGGTACCTACACGCTGATAGATATCATCAATAAATTGGGTACACCCCACACATATATCAGTATGAGGGAACATATCAATACCTGATAATTTACTGAGTGAATGATTGTTAAGAAAATGTATGAATTCTATTTTGAATTCATTAGCTATATCATCATTGTATGCCGGATTGGTGTAGAAAACTGATTCATATAGTTTGTTGATAGATGAATCGTACATGGGTTGAGGGCGTTCATGTTGTAGCCATTCACTTGTATATTGTCTATTCTCCGAATCACGCATAAGTATTGTTCCCAGCGTATTTATACTGTATAAATATCAATAACAAATAAGAATATATGTGGTGCCCTTTACCTTGGACTCATGTCGCAATTAAAAATAACGGAACACTCCGTATGTGTTCCCATAGTCAAAGTGGTAGTAATGAAAATACCGTGCTGTCCAAAGATAAAGTGACATTGAAAGCAGATAGTTTAGCTAACATAGACAATGTATTAAATTGTGACACACTTAAGCAAGTACGCAAAGATATATTAAATGGGGTGTGGCCAGAACAATGCAAGCGGTGTGAGGTTGATACTAGTACGGGAAGTAACAGCAGAAACGATTGGGAAACTAAAAGACATTTAGATACATTTACTATTGATGATGCTATCAACAGCACGACCGTCGACGGTACGATAACTAATTCAAAGTTAGTTTCACTAGACCTTAGGATAGGAAATCAATGTAATCTACGATGTGTAATGTGTTTTCCCGGTGAATCTACCTTATGGTATAAAGATTATCAAGAGATAACTGGACATGATCATTTTATTGTAGATGACAAGATTTACAATCTGAAATTAGCTGATAGCGACTTTGATTGGGCCAATGACAAAGATAAGATAGATGCATTAATCGAAAATTCAAAATATTTAAACAAGATTAAGTTCGGTGGCGGTGAACCATTAATAATTAAGTACCATCATTATCTATTGAATAGGTTGATAGAAGAAGGTTACGCAAAAAACATTGAGTTAGAATATAGCGTGAACTTAACTGTATTCCCTCCGTTGTTGTTTGACATGTGGAAAAAATTCAAAGTGATTAGAATTTGCGCTAGTGTAGATGCGTATGGAATTGCTAACGATGCTGTTCGTTACCCTTCAAAATGGGAAACTATTGAACAAAATTTAAAAATGTTGGATGAATCTGCGGAAAACATTACTGTGTTCACTTCTACTACAGTAAGTATATTAACACTGGAACATTACTCTGACTTAATGATATGGATAAAGAAGCAAAACTATAAGAAGATAAACAGAGACATAGAAAATCCTGGTACTAGTCATTTAGTATATAACCCAGCATTTTTCAATATCAATTTACTTGATGAACGGCAACAGAATACTATATTTGATATTGTAAAAAACAAAGCTAACGGGGACAAAAAAATATTAAAAAAACTTGATTCTTATGAGAAGTATTGTACCTCATCTCGTATGATAATGTCTGAATCGTTGCTCAATGAAACACGAAAACAATTAGTAGGAGTATTTAATCGGTTAGCTATAAATCAAAAACAAGATTGGATTAATATTTTTCCATTTGTTTCTACTTTAATAAAAACATGGAGCTATATATGAATGATGATGAACTAATTTTAGAAGCATTATGCAATTATCCAATATACTATCTCATGTATGGTGGAGGGGCAGGTGGTGAATTTTTAACTAATTTAATCTCGACACATACTAAAAAATTTAGGAATAATGTTTCTACTCAAGTTATTGTAACTTCAGAAAATAGAACTTTAGTCAGATTGCCATATTTTTTTCATTTAGTATATCATTGCAACCTTACTTACAATTCATCAATTACTGATTTAATCAATGTCATAAAAACTAAAAATGATTTTTTAGGGTATAACATAAAAGACAAAGTAAATGAGGCTATTGTTTATTTAAAACAAGATCACAAGCCACCTTTGTTTAGATGCAATATTTTATCAAATTCATACTTTACTAAAGAAAATACTTATTTGATATGTGCTGATAATGAAAAATGGTATACTTATGCAGGAAGTTTATTATTTATAAAAGATTTAGCAGTTAAACATATCTGCCTTAAAGAGAATGATAAAATTAAATTTTTTGAGCATGACCGTAGTAGGTATATAAATGACGCTGAATTGTCTAGCTTGTTAAACAATGGACTAGATTGGGTTATAAAAAATAACATAACGATTATGTACGGAATGCAGTTAGACGTAATTGCATATATGAAATATGATAAAAACATTACCTTTAATGAAATTTTTAATTCAACTCCGTTTGATTTATATAATAAGTATTTTTATAAAATAATGGGAAATTTTGAAGCCTATTCAAATTTTCAAATCCCAGCATTAAAAGAAAGAGGAGTTACTATTATTGATTATTCTAAAATCTTTATTAAAGGATATTTAGAAGAAATATTTGATATTGACTATGATTCATCATTTAATGATGAATTGATTGTTTGGCACAAAAAGAATTTGTCGTTATTGTCCAAACATGGATTTAATGTGGCCCCATATATATTATGACTGATTTAAAATACAGTGATTATGATTTCACTAAAATCCCATTTAAAGATATAGTGCAAGTAGGCCAACGAACTTTATTGTATCGTGACCTATTCACCGTCAGTTGGTTGCTAGGTAGATTTTGTAACTACAAATGTAGCTATTGCTGGCCTTATGCCCGTAGTGATACGAAAGACCATAGACCTACAGAGTTATGCTTAAGTACTATAGATGAGATAAAATCTCAAGCTAGACTTAATGGATTTAATAGTTTTCATTTTAGTCTAAGTGGTGGTGAACCTACGTTTCATCCTGGATATCTAGACATACTAAAGTATCTAGCGAATGATGTAGACAATACTAATTACACTAGCATACATATGACCAGTAACTGTTCTAGGAATATGAAATGGTTTGAGACATATGTAGAACATGCTAAGAAATTTCATCGTGCTAGCATCACGGCGAGTCTACACACAGAGCATCTTGACACGATTGAGAAGATGCAAGACTTTGCAGATAAACTGATATTCTGTCAAGAACATGATGTACAGATAACCATCAACATGGTAATGGTTCCCGCATGGTTTGATAAAGACTACGAGAATGCATTGTTCTTCCACAATCAAGGAATCAATGTCACGTTGAAACCGCAGAGCGATCCTACTGCTAATTTTGTAGTCAGTGGGTATACTGAAGAACAGATGAAACAGTTACATAATGGTATGCCGCAACGTGCTTATACTGAAAAGAAGCGTGTATGGAATGATAGACCAAAAGCTAAATTTGAAGTTCCTCCTCACATGGCAGGAGAAAATGATAGTAGTGTGCCTGCACACATGCAAGTAGAATTCACTGATAAATACGGTAAGAAATGGTACATGGATCAAGCAGAACGATTCAATGCGTTCGGGTTCAACAATTTTAAAGGTTGGGAATGTAATAGTGGATTTCAAGGCATAATCATCAGAGAACCAGATGGTAGTATCAAGCGTAGTTATAGTTGCACTGATACTCCACTGGGAAACATAGAGACTGGATTCAAATTATTCGATAAGCCTATGATTTGTATAAGTAATTCATGTGTAAGTAGTGCCGATAGTAAATTGCCAAAGAGGACGATATGAAAAATATAATAATAGAAAATGTAGAAATTCCATTATTTGATGGGAACGTAGGAATAAATTTCTCCGGTGGAACCGATAGTAGCCTTTTATTGTATATTTTACTATTAAATAAAAAAGAAACACTTGAAGTATTTACATTAGCACCAGACCTTAAGGGAAGATTACCGGCAAAAGTTGCAGCTAATGTAATTGACAAGTGCGTAGAGTTAACCAAAAACAATAATATAAATCATCATGTAGTATATCTTGATGTACAAAATAATGAAAAATTACTTAGATTGCCCAATGAAATGTTAGAAAATAAAAAAATAACTAAATTATATGCAGGATTAACAGCTAATCCTCCTAAAGACATAGCAGATAATTTTTTGACACCAATTGACAATACTGAACATGTGGAGAGAGACCCGTTAATAGTAAAATCTATAATTTATGATAATTTTTGTTTTCCATTTTTTAATATTGATAAAATAAAAATAGCTGAAATGTACCACTCTTTAAACTTAACAGAAACGTTATTTCCATTAACTAGAAGCTGCGAAATAGAAAATCCTCCGGCTGATTTTTTAGGACACTGTAATAACTGCTGGTGGTGCAAAGAAAGACTTTGGGGATTCAAAAGGTTTGTATGAAGTACGCAATTACAGGTCATACTCAAGGGATAGGATTAGCATTGACTAATTTATTAGAATCAAATTATATAGGGTTCTCTAAGAGTAATGGATATGATATTACAGTTAAAGAAAACAGAGAATCTATAATATTACAGTCTATTGAGTGTGATGTATTCATCAATAATGCATACGCTGATTTTAATCAGGTAACTTTGTTATACGAGTTATTTAAAGTTTGGCAAGGTTCCAACAAAATAATAGTTAATATAGGTTCATCCACTACTTGCGGAATCAAAAATTTTCCCCACATGTATACAGCACACAAAATTGCATTAGACAAAGCCTCTGAGCAATTAAGTCATTTAGACGATCCATGCAAAGTAATTAATATTAAATTTGGCTGGGTAGGTACTCAACGGGTATTAAGAGATTGTAACCCTGAATCATATATAGAAGTTAGCGATGCTGCAAAATATATAATAGAACAGATTAATTGGGGAATTAAATATAGAGTTACTGAATGCTTAATTAGACCATAACATTATTAATATAATATCAAATGAAATATTTTACTGAAGTAAATTTACCAACATTCGAAACACTATCCATAGAACTTGATCAATTAATAAGTTCAAAGGTGTTAAGCTGGGGAGAACAAAATCAAATTTGTTTAAATTCTATACCAAATTTTGAACATGATTTTCACAAAGGTGCAGGAAGTTTAATGTTTGATTGGAATAATTCTAAAATAGATTCAGTTAACGGTATTGATAATATTAGTAATCTTTTTATAAAAACAGAACAGTTAAATGAATCTGACTTTACGGTCATGTGCAGTCAATTTAAAGGAACAACTTTTGAAACAGTTTTTAATATGTTAAATGAAAGATATATATTAGGTAGGATCAGATTGATGAATTTGAAACCAAAAACATGTTTGAGTTGGCATGTTGATGATACTCCTAGGTTACATTATCCAATTGTATCACAAGAAGGATGTTTTTTAGTAATAGAAGATGAAGTTATGACTTTACCATTAAACAAATGGCATATAGCAGATACTACAAAAAGACATACCGCATTTAATGGGAGTAAAGGTTCAAGAGTTCATTTAGTAGCAGTAATATTAAGTAATCGTTGATTAGATTAAATGTTTAAATTATTTCAAAAAGATAATGGGTCCCGCGGGTCGGCCGCTGAAGTTTGGGTAGACAAGGATGCAGGTCTTTGTAAAAAATTTTATAAACCAGATAGTATTACTATAACCGGCAAAAAACCGTTTGAGACATCTATGGAAAGAATAACCTCACTTTTTAATACTGAAATACATTGGTCAACTAAATTAAAATCTGATATGGTAATTGAATTATACGAGCATGGTGAATTAAAAGACGAGCCGGGTTTTTATTTAATACAAGAGTGGACAAATCCAGATTTGTTGACTTGGTACGAGCATGAAAGTACTAGATTAAATCACATTATACCTGACGCATCAGAACAAATAGTTGAAATTTTTAAGTTCTTCAAAGAAAATAATATTTACAAAATTAATAATGCAATGGCCAATATGACACATAAGAATGGTAAAATAAAAGTGTTTGATTTTAAATATTCTATTGAAAGAGGTGAAGATAAAAGAGAACTAGAAATTTATTCAATAAACACTTGGGTGTCAAAAATAGATCCTAATCTAAATAATATTCTACTTGATTTAGTGTGACATGAAATTTTCAATACTAGAAAACAATGAATTAATTTTAATAGATTATATGCCTGGTTCATCTGGCCAGCTGTTATTAAGATTATGGGCTGAACTAGATAGTAAATTACACTATGAGAATTCAAGAATATTATCCGCTACAACAATAAATCAGAATGCAGCTTCAAGAGAAATTGATTACGATATATTAATTCCAAAAAGAATAGTGAATTGGTTTTTAGACAAGTGTGACCCTTCATCTACTATTGATTATGTTTATTTTTTTGAAAATTTAGCAACTCATTTGATTGCTCAACAGCAAAAATGGAAACATCAAACAAATGATATTAAGTTTTATAGTAATAATGATGTTGATATAAAAGATATGAGATTGATATATGGTATGCATACCTGGAGCAATATTATACCGTACGATGAAATGATTAGTTTAGGATATAATATAAAACAACTATCTATTATTCCAACGACTGAAAGAGGGTTGAAATATCAATTTGATAGAAATGTCGCATGTTACCCCGGGACAGAAGAAAACAGTAATAAATTGGTGTTAAATAAATTTAATACCAAACCTACACAAAATTCAATAGATTTATGTACTATGCTAGTTGATAGAAGATTTGTAGATATTATCGATTTTCTACAAAGTATGATAGGTGACTCATTCAGAATAGAAAAAATTGAGTACTGTAATACTATTTTAAATACCTACTACAATGAGATAGTTAGACATTTAGACCAATCCATAGAAACTCTATAGATCATTCTATTACCTAATTCACAAGCCCATCGTTTGTGAACAGTTAACCACTGATCTCCAAATATAACATCGCCATCTTCATACTCATGGTGATAGCAATATTTGTCTTGATAAGAATGATTGAATAGAAGTTCTTTATAATATTGATTAGTTTTCTCATCAACATCTTTAAATCCAAAAAATTGATAATAAGGAAAAAACATTCCTTTTATCCCTACTGGATTCGTTCTGATAAAATTCTGTCCATCTTTATTGCGATGTGGTTTCCATATGTTGAATGACTTAGTATATGTGTCCGGCTCAAATCCATATATACCTTTCTTATCTTCTAAGAAATCTTTAGTCGATTGGTCTAGATCATCGTAGGCTAATGCCATATTGGCCCAGCTTATCTTTGATCCTTTAGTATCATGTGCTGCTACTAGGAATATGATAGGTTTGCGTTCGTTCTCTGCTGATGGTCGATTAGCATGCCAATTCAATTCTTCATCATGCCCAAACAATCCTTTAGGAGTACCATCGTCATTGAATCCTTTGCAAACTCTTTGTACTCCATTGACATTCTCAGCGGCTCTTTGTCGTTGTGTTTCTGGATCAAAATATTCAGGAACGCCAAACTGATTTGCTACCTTGATCATATCTTCTGGAGATAAGTGTTGATCCCTGGCTATCACAACAAGATGTTTGAAATACAACTCTGCTATCTGATTAACTTCATCCGTAGATAAATTCTTATAGTCAACATCATAGACCTCTACTGCATTAGCATCTAGTATTTTATACTTCACGAACAGTTTCCTTTCCGCAAATAACATACTTGATTACATAGTACAATGGATCAAAGTCTTTCCATCCTCTACCTGAATTCATTGTTATACTACTTGGCATCCCGTGATGATTGTTGTGCAATTCTTCTCCAAGCAATAACGGCTTTAACCACCATATATTAACTGAACGGTCAGTAGTTTCAAAGTTACGATATCCTCCGACAAATTTGCTCTTTGGGGAATGTACTAGTGCTATCAAAATCGCATTAGTTTGAAATTGCATTACAGCGGGAATAGCAAAAGCAAAAATAATCAGCATGGGATTTATCAATGCTAATAATAATACATATGATATGATTATAAGGAAATAGTTCCTATGGAAAAAATTCATTATTGGATTAGACATCAATCTAGCATACACTTTGGGACCAAATACTAACTTAGTCTCATCATAAATTCCCCACCATGTTTTCCAAAAGTTAGGTTCTGGATTATGCGGATCTTTATCTTGATCGCTAAATCCATGATGTTTGAGATGCATCAAAGTATATCCAACAGTCGAACCTGTGCAACTGACAGTAAAACAAAATGACATTATTATTTCCCACACTTTACTAGTAGTAAAAGTCTTGTGTGTATAGAATCTATGTGCGCCTATACCTGAACCTAATCCATGCATCAACCAAAATACTATTAAGGTAGTTAACCAATAATACATGTCTCCAAAATAGATAGCAGGAATGATGAATAGGTGCAATGCCCATTGTAAATTTTTAACTTTAGTGTGAGTAGGGGTGAATAGTTGTTTCATGTTGTATTTATTAGCGTTGATAACTTTTCTAAGAATATATCAGGATCAATGTCATTTGTTGTTTCTTTTCTATACAAAATATACTGAGGAACATTATTAAACATGATTAGATCGTTATCCATCGTATAACTTTTAAGTAAATCAATATGCTCTGTCCCGTTTCCTATCTGACCGTACCGTTTCCCGCGAATTAAAGCGCGGCACCATGCTTCTAATCGTGTATTATGTGCATATATAGAAACAAAACTGTAATCTATTTGTTTAGCAAAATCATTAACAGCCGTTGTTAACATTCCATCATTAGCCCATAATGTACTCCTAACGGATTTTCTAAACCTTTTAAGAACATAATACATCATTCCGACCCTAAGAAATCTTCCGTATAACTTTGCGCCACTAATGGCAGCAATCTCGTCATTTACATATACTGCATATAATGCATCAAACCCAAGAGATTCCCATTTAAGTTTGCTAAATTTCCAAACTTCTTCAGGTATATTTTTATTGTATTTGATATCGTCTGTTAGATAATCTTCAATTGATTTTTCATCTACGCAGATAATTTCTTTTCTAAAGTTATAAACATCTATACTATTTGCATCAACTATTTTTACGTTCATGCCAATCATCCCAGCTATATATTTTTTCTTTGTTAGGGTCTTTTATTCCGATAGCATGATCAACTTTACCTAAAGATGATACACGAATAGCATCACTGCTATATTTGGTATATTGTGATGTTATATACTCAAAAAATTTATCATTATTTAATTCATCACCGGTCCATGGATCACCCCAACATAATGTATATTTTTCTTCAGTTTCATTGTCCATGCCATGTAGTGCAGCACCGGACATTAAGTATCCTCTCCAAGAATTAGGAATGTGTATCTGTTCTTTTTTATCGTTGACATAATACAAGGTGTTGTTTCTACCTTTAAGTACTAGTCTAAGTTTTGGTTCTAATTTTTCCATTTGATCTGCATAACAATCTGTGTGCAACCTCATCTTCATCCCAGGCATTGTTCTAATAATAATTATTCTAGGTCTAATATCTGTCATTGGAAAAATAAAATTATTACATAACTCTTTTATCTTTGTGCAATTGTTAGCAAATGACAACCAATACATATCTTTTTTATTATTTACATCTTCGTTGCCATATAGACATAGTAGATAAGACTCCCTGAATGTACACCAATACCAGTATTTGTCAGGGATATTATCTATTTCCTTAGCCATAATCAAGATATCTTCATCCGTCACAGGAAAATCAAGTTGCATTGCTGCTAAATCTATAATTTTTTTCTTCCAAAGATTTTTCATATTATTCGGCTGATATAAGAAAAGAACGGGTGTCACCGGAATCCCATTTGATAGGATTGTTCTTATTTAGTTTTTTTAATTCTTCTTTCGTTGCAGTTTGAATAGGTGTTATATGCAATTCATCTATATTAGCAGTTGAAGGAGATTCAATTATCCATTTAGTATAATTTGCAATCTCGACCGTATCAAAGTGTGAAAAATGTCCCCATTGATTGAGTGTTTTTTCTGTTGATACTCCACCAAAGCTAAAATATGTACATTTTATTTTTGAATTGTACCAAGTAACATGTTTGGACAAAGACCTATTTAAATCTCTAAGCGCACGTTTTTCAATAGGATATAATCTATTGTCTGGTCTATAAAAATAATCAACTGCTGAACCAAAACTAATTATATGCCCTTGATGTTTTTCTACTTTCCATTCGGTCCATACTGCTTGCAATATGCGTGTTTGCCCAAAATTTGGTATCAAAGCAGAATTGATTACTATATCATAGTCTTTGCTTATTTTAGCTAATTCAAAAACATTAGTATCAATAGTTAAATCCATTTGATATGTTGAATTATCTGATCTTGAAACAGTATGTGCTTCTGGATAAATATTGACAATTTCTTTTGATATATCTTTGTCAGGGTTACCTGTTATAAGAATTTTAAGTTTTGTCATCACTTATTCCCCATTTTATTTTTAACCATATACGTTCATGTATGTAATAGTCGATGCTTAATAAAATGTGTAAAGCAGTAGCAAATCCAGCTGCACTACTTAAATTCCCAGTAAACAAATATGTCCATACTATGGTAAACACCCATGCAGTTAAGCGATAGGTGATCATTCTAAGTATAGTTCTTTTATGGGTTTCTATCACTTATAGCAATTCATAATCTTCTTTGCCGCATCCGCACTCAGGGCAAACATGGTCGTCAGGAAGTTGTTCCCATTTACCTTCAATTGTTTCATCGTGGACATGGCCGCATACTACGCATATATGTTCCATTATACTGCCTCCTTATATGTTGTTAGATGTTTTTGATATGCCTCAGCATGACGCTTTTCAATCTTAGCTAATGCACCAAAGCGTTTTTCAGCTTTGGTTAGCAATGCTTTGAATTGCTCCGCATGTTCTTTTGATTCTTGAATTTGCATATTCGCTTCATTAGCAAAAACCATATTACCTTCAAATTCAGCCGTTTCTTTGAATTCAGGATACATATGTTCAAATTCATAAGTCTCCCCGTCAATTGCCATTTGTAAGCATTCTTCAGTAGTTGGCTTCTTGATCATTAACTCTAGATGTCCCCATGCATGTAGAATCTCTTGATCTGCGGTGTGTTCAAAATGTTTTGCTATTTCTTCATTACCTTCTTCTCGGGCAATTTTAGCAAAGTAACGATACTTAGTGTGTGCTTGTGATTCGCCAGCAAAAGCGTCGGCTAAGTTTTGCATTGTTTGTGACATAAATCCTCCTAGTGTGTCTAACAGTATTTATCTGGTCACAAACAGTCAATCTTCTTTTATTGTCAAACCATTACTATGTTTTCCTCTAGGATGTTCTACATCTTGGTCAAAGCGTTGTTCTTGAATAGTCTTGTGACCAAATACTTTCTCACTATGACATAACAGACATTTTGGATTACCACAATCCAATGCATGATGTTTTGCTAGACGATGTGGTTCTTTGATGAATTTGTCATGACCTGCATGACCCATCTCCTTAGCGATTTGCAATTGTTTGGTGATGGCATTGTCGTCCTTAAGCAAGCGTTTACTGTGCTTAATTTTATCTTCTTCTGTACTCATGTTAGTGCCTGTTACGGTAATCTGCTACTGCGGCTTTGATGGCGTCCTCGGCGAGGATACTACAATGGATTTTGACTGGTGGGAGGGCGAGGTGTTCGGCGATGAGTGAGTTTTTGAGGGCTCCAGCTTCATCCAGTGTTTTACCCTTGACCCACTCTGTGACAAGACTTGAAGAAGCAATTGCCGACCCACACCCATATGTCTTAAATTTGGCATCTGTTATTAACCCCGTTTCTTTATCTACTTTAATTTGCAGTTTCATTACGTCACCGCAAGCTGGGGCACCGACCATTCCTGTACCCACATCTTCATCTTCTTTACTAAAACTACCCACGTTACGTGGGTTCTCATAGTGATCTACAACTTGTTGAGAATATGCCATTATTTAGCCTCTTTATTAAACATTGATAAAACTTTTGCTTGAATGTTTTTAGCAAATTGTGGTTGAGGGAAGTTCCATCCGACGAATGCACCTAACAATAAATATAACAAAGTTTCTAACATAATATATCTCCTGTGTTGTATTTAGTCGGACGATTTATCTTCTACTACAATCCAATTTAATTTAAACAAATCTTTGCGTATTTCATCGGTAACAACACTTTCAGCTACATGCGCTTTAGTCTCAAGTAGTCTTTTCTTTGAATCTTCACTTAAAATACCCCACTGATCTTCGTCCGCATCAACTATACCACTACAGTACCAATCCAAATAATCACCTTCACCGCGTATTTCAGAAATGACTCCACCTGCATGTCTCCAACTGCAACTCCATTTTTTCTCAGTTAGTATAGGCCATACATCATTACGCATAAAGTCATTGTTGCACATTGCCGCATATAGATGTTGGGCATAGACTTTATCACTTTTAACTTTTTCTATGATCCACTCAGTAGTAAGTAAATCATATTCTAAGTTATCTTGTTTAGGAATCAGTATGCCATCTTCTTTTGATGATAGATACTTTTCCCAATTCCAATCTAGCTTACTATCATCAATCATCAGTTTTTTTGACTCTTTGCTTGCTATAGAAAATGTGATTACCTATCTTTGCTACTTGCTTGTATGGCCACGATGGATCAACATGTATCGAATGAAAGAACAATGTTGTCTTTGGAACAACATCTTTATACATGCCTGTCATTACTTGGTACGCAATCATTTCTGCTTGCTTGTATCTTGCGCTTGCAGGGTTAGGATCACCTTTGCCCTCGCAAACCCAGCTAAACTGACATACAACATTTTCATTGATTGTAGTCTTTTGATAGATTACTTTGCATGGAGTCTCGGCGAACCCATGATTAACACGATTCATTACTACTCTGGCGACAGCGGCTTGACCAGGCATTATCTCAGCGCCCGCTTCATAATATATATTTTTTGCCATACACGCAAGTTGTTTCATGTCAATTTTCTTCAGAGTAGGTATACTAATCTCTGGTAAATTGTACAATGATTGTGTTGGCAAAGGAATAACCATGAATGATAAAAACATCATGGACAGTAATACTATTTTATTTTTTAATGATAAAAACATAATTTTCCTTTTCTGTAGTATACTACAGTTTTGATTAATAACCAAATGTTTTGGTTATTGAACCCAGCAATCACAATTACATGTGATTACATCATTGATAGCTTGCGCTATTGAAGGTACTGAAGGTAACAGTACCGAAGAATTGTCTATAGTATTTAGCGGAATTGGAATGATATTCACAGGTTCTGCTAAACTTCCGGGTATTACTATTGGGTCAGGTGCTGTTATAATACTTGTATCAGCAGGATATGCTGGTGCAGCATCTGGTGCATTTAATGGAACATTATCTGGTATATTGTTATCTAATGGAATTCCAACTAAATTCAATCTAGTTTGATTTCTATTCTCACGCATCATACCCACTATACTTTGTCCAGTTACATTAGTTAAATTACTAATAGCTTCTAATGTTTGTGCAGCCATATTAGGTTGAGTATCTAATGCATAATTAGGTATACTATCTACAAAACTATATACAGTTGGTGTCTTGTATACTACAGTACTAATTCCGTTATACCTAGCACGTTGTTCTATGTTTAATTGTGTTGCAGTTTTACTATATAAACTATTAAGTTGTGTTGCTTGAATTGAAGATAAATTCATTATTGTTGATATCTCAGCATTTGCCAAATCAATTTGTGCTTGTACTGCTGCATCTAATCCAAGAGTAGCACCTTGCGTAGCAGTATATAAAGTTGCGTATATAGTTGCTAATGTTGGTGTTTGAATAGATAGTATTAGTGTTTGCATCAATTCCCATGGATAAGGTAATCCAGACATTGAACCAAAGAAATCACTATATGTATATGTATTACTTGCTCCACTACCCAATGCTATTGAAGTCAATGCTATCTGTGCATTGATTGTGTCAGTTGGAACAGTTGTTCCATTGACTAAATTTAATCCTTGAGTAGTTTCTAAGTTTGCTGCTACTTGAGCAAACTTTTCTATAGGAACATTAGTGATGTTTTTTATCTGCTGCATTGACATACTGAATGCGCCCGCTGCAACTGCTATATCTGCTGGTATTAAATCTTGTAAATAAGACCCAAATCCTTGTGGTATAACTTGTACATTGTTAATACTACTATATCCAGTATATGATACTTGTGCAGTACCAGACGGTGATGTTGACCCTATTTGTGCTTTTATAGCTGGTGCAGTTAAACCTGAATTCAAACTTCCACTACTAGTATATATAGGATAGTAAGTCTTGCTGTTTGTAGATTGTGTTTGTCCTACATTGTATACCGGAACCGTTAGTGTCAGATAGCTATTAGGAAACATTTTACTTGGGTTCAATAAATCTGCTAAAGTGTCCAATCCTGTTGTCTTGCAATTTAACGAAATCAATATTTCATCTAAGTCAACACCTGCTATTATCAAGAATGCACCATAAATCATTTGTTGTTGATTTGCTGTTACATTATTATTGCTAGTTGCTCTATCTACATCAGATACTGACAATCCACTTGCGAGTAATGCTATACGCAATGATGTTGTTAACCCATTAACATTCTTTATAGTAGCTAATAGATTAGAAGGTAGTCCAAATGTAGCGATAGTTTTTAAGTCTAGTGCTTTACCTAAATTAATTAAATCTTGACCAAAATTAGTAGTTGATAAACTTACACCAGTTATATCTGCTGTAGTCAAGTCATTCATATTACTATAAGTGCCTGTCAAAAATTCTAGAGAATTTTGTAAAGTCATTATAGATTGATTTGATTGGCTTATATATGATCCAGCTTGTTGGAAAGAACCCAAAAAATCTATATAGCTTGGTAAACTAGAATTATAATTGTATTCGTTATATGCTTGCCAAGCGAATAATCTGTAATATCCATAGCTAGCATTTTGTCCAGTGTAAGCAAAGTTGTAACTTTGACTACCCGAGTATGTACTTGGTGGGCTATTGCCTAGTGCAGGGATAGTTGTACTACCTATTGCTAATAAATTAGTATAGGTTGACAATGATATATCACCGGCATTATATCTTACCCATCCTTGTCTTATTGCATTTGTTAAGTTATTAAGTACAGTATTAGAGATTATTGTACCGTAGGTATAAGTGCTAATACTAGTACTGGAACCCATATAAGAAGCAGAGGTAGAATTAATTCCTATGCCAGTATTTTGCAATAACCCGCTTAGTACGTTAACGCCCAAAGGACTTTGTTTTCCTGAATCACTCATGGTACAAACACATCCTCGCTGCCTTTAACAATACGATGTCCGCAGCTATTACCCGACCCAACTCTTAGTACAGCAACACCTTCAGCGAATACTGTTGGACTAGCTTCTGTAGTATACGCAACATTCTCACTGTGTTCATCTTCGCCATGCCCCGATAATCTACTAACATGTAAACCGATTGGGATTCCATTAACATAAACCGTCTTGGCGCCGCGTAATATTCTACCGCCTTCTTGATTTGTGTCACCCAATCTGCTTACTTTTGCCATATTATCCTAATACGATTTTCTTATCCGGTACTTTAATTCCAGTGGTTGCTTCTAAATATTTCATTCTAATATTGTCATCTGTCTCTGCATAAAGACTAATACTAGTATTATTTAGTGTAAATTTACCCTTAGGATTTGCAGTAAACATACTAGGTATCATTTGCATACCTTGTTGCCCTGGTGCAATGCTCACTGGTTCTTCAATAATGATGTTATCTCTAGTAATGTCAACTACCTTAGTAATCAATTCTTCACCTGAATTCAATTTAATTGTAAATACTTTTCCAATTTCCATTATACGCTTTCTGTTAATTTTTTTCTGAGTTCTGTGAACCCACCCACAAGTTCTCCGTCTAGGAAAATCTGCGGAACTGATCTGGCAGTTGGTACTGCTTCTAATAAATCTTCTTTGGTGTATCCATCACCAATTTTCTTTTCTTCAAACTGTATCCCTTTACTTTTTAGTAAGGCTTTTGCTTGGTCGCAATAAGGGCAGTCGTACTTACTCCATACTATGGCTTTCATCTTATTTCCTTTTATAAATTTGGCAATTGGTCGTAATCAAGTGATTCACTCATAATACCGATTACATAATTTGTTGATTCGTTTTCTTGTAGTGCGGTCTGCTTCTTGCTTGTATCACTATGTTTGTTGAACCAAGGTATAGGCGTACTCTTTGGCGCATTACCTTGATATTTAATACCGATCTCTTTCAATGCACCTACTGCTGTATAATCAACAAAGTCTTTCAATACATTAGCATTCAATCCAATTACAGGTCCTTTGTTGAACAAATAGTCTGCCCATTGTTTTTCTTCACGGATTACATCTAAGTACAATTGATATACTTCACCTTCACACTCTTGTTTTGCTTTAGCAAATCTTTCATCTTCTTTGACTACTTGATTGATGATGTATGCAGTCCATGCTTTGTGTAGTAATTCATCTTGTAAAATCAATCCAATAATATTACCATTACCAATAAAGATTTTGTTCTCTACCATTGCTAAACTAGTAGCAAATGATACCATAAATCTAAATGCTTCTAATGCATAGCTTGCGTTCAATGCTAACCATATTGCTTTAATATGAGTTTCTTCACTTACTGTCTTTGGACTGATTTCTTTGAAACAGTTTAACTCGTGTAGTTTGTCATAGTACTTGCCAATACTTGCAGCCATATCCACAATCTCTTGTGTATCGTGTATAGTATTGAATATATCTTTTGGCACATTATAGATATTGCGAATGATATGGCTATAACTCTTGCTGTGAATATTTGTCTCAAAGAAGCCCCAGTTGTACATCAATGCTTCTAGTTCAGGGATGCTACATACAGGGGTAAACACTTGTGTTGGTCCACGTCCTTGCAAACTATCCAATGCTGTCTGTCGTAGTAAGTTACTAGTGAAGATATGTTTAACTGCATCACTGGCTTCTTTGAAGTCATTGGCATCTTTAGTTAAACTGATTTCTTCTGGTTGCCAAAAGAATCCCCTAGCAGTACTATCAAAGTCTGCGATCTTCTTATATTTAACTTCTTCAAAACGTTGGATAGTAACTGGACCCAACGGATCTAGAAACATCTTACGATTTAAGTAATCTGTCTTTGTGTGTAAATCGTATTGTGCTTGACTCATTTTATTACGCTATCAGCAGTTACTTGTATGTTGCTGATACTCCAGTATCCACTTGTATTATTGCACAATGCGCCCCATGAACAACTGTTGTTCCACCACGGAGCACTACCGGGGCCAGTCGGGCTAAAGCCTTGCCAGAATGATAGATTCAACCAGTAACCATTCTTCATGCTAGTTATCAATGAAGTCATATCTACACTACCACTACCTTCTGCACCTGTACCAATACTACTATCATATACTATCACAAAATTACCATTCTGTGAATATGTTACTTTCATTGTAGGAGTTGTTCCGTATGTGAAATCAGTCACCATATCAAATGGTTTGCTCATGTCAATGACATTGACCATACTGTGTAATCCGTTAGTAGCAGTAGGTGAACTAGTCATTGATGAATAGTTGAAACAACTGTTATTCGCTGTAGATGCGAATGAATACTCATATCGTTGTGGAGCACTAGAACCACCTGTACCTAGATGTAATGTAGATTGTGTGATTTTGTTACCATTTGTTTCTATGATATCAATCTCTTGGCAGTTCCATTGGTTCTGGCTACCACCTGCATCACAGTAGTTAGTGCCTTTTGGTTGAACACTAGGTTGTACTGGGTTTGATACCATGTAGAAACTAGCGTTAACATAGTTCTGTGATAGTTTTGACAGATCAATCGTTGCTTTGACTTGTGTGATATTCACATATCCTTGTTGTGATACAAGTCTACCTGCTTGACAATTTGTTCCTGAACCGAATGTAACAGAGTTACCTGATATTACTGGATCAGTTCCACATCCATTGTAGTCTACTACAAAAGAAGGGGTGAATGTTGTTACGGTTGCTGTAGGAGCAGTTGTTGTTTTACTACAAGCTGCTAATACTAATACAGTTAATATAACTAATAATTTTTTCATGTTTTTCCTTTATAATTTACATGCAATACAATCTTCTTCATTATCAAAGTCGATTGGTTCCAACATTGTTGGGGCTATCTCATCGGGTGCTTTACTACCCTGTTTGTTAATCAAGCTATAATAGAAAGTCTTAAGTCCCCACATATGTGCTTGCATCAGATTCTTTGCAATCAATGTAGTTGGAACTTTACGACCCTCAAAATGAGCAGGATTATAAAATGTGTTAGTACTTATGCTCTGGTCGATGTATGCTGCTAGTACTGCTGCGGTCTTTAAGTAACCATCACAGTCTTTCTGCTCCCACATCAACTGATACTTGTTCTTTAATTTGTGATATTCTGGAACTACTTGAGTGAAGCTACCTGCTTTACTTTCTTTTACAGATATCAAACTCATTGGCATTTCAATACCATTTGTACTGTTAATAACTACACTACTTGATTCTACAGGAGCGATAGCCATTTGCGTAGCATTACGTACACCGTGTTCTTTCATATTTGTGCGTAGTGTTTCCCAATCTAATTCTGGGTTAAAGTCAGTTAGTTGATTAACACCTTTGGCTCTTAGTTCCCACGGAAATGTTCCTTGACCATATCTTGTCTTGTCGCTACCTTCACACTTACCTCTTTCTTTAGCAAGTTCTACACTTGCTTCTGTTAGATAGAATGCTAGATGTTCTGCCCAAATTTTGACTTCAGCCAATGCATCTTTCTCGCCGTACTTAAGACTGCGTTTAGCATGCCAGTATGCTAAATTAGTTACACCAATGCCTAATGGGCGTATCTCATCGTTACTAAGTTTAGATTGAATACTTAAGAAGTCCTGGTAATCCAATATAATGTTAAGACTCCTATGTAGAATACGGCAAGCCCGACGCATGTCTTCCGGATTTCTGAAGGCTCCCCAGTTGATTGAGCCCAAAGTGCAAAGGGCAATGCGACCATCAGGATCATCAAGACGCTTAAAGGATCTAGTGGGTAAAAGTATTTCACAGCATAAGTTACTCTGGTAAATTGTATGATACTCGGGATCAAATGGACCCTGCTTCATCACATTGTCAATGAACACTAGATATATACGTCCAGTGTCTGTTCGTTCCTTGAGAATACCACTCTTGAAAACTTCCTCCGCAGCCATCGTTTTCTTACGCAGGGTTTTCTGCTTTTCATATTTGCAGTAAAGTTCTTCAAACAGATTAGTATCTTTATAAAATGCTTCATACAAGTCAGGTACTTCGTTAGGGTCAAAGAATGTTATGTTCTCTTTGTTCTTGAATCTCTTCCAGAAAAATGCGGATAGAACCACACCATAGTCCATGTGTCGCACACGGGTTTCTTCTGTGCCTTGATTGTTCTTGAGAACAATAAGATCATCAAACTGATGATGCCAAATAGGATAAAAAACAGTAGCACTAGCATTACGGATACCTCCTTGACTACATGAACGTAGATCACCGAACCACTTCTTTAGAAAAGGTATCATGCCGGTGTGCATGATCTCTCCACCACGGATGGGACTGCCTAACGGACGCAATCTTCCAATTTCTAGACCAATGCCAGCACGTTTGCTAGCATACTTGGCCATCATCTCTCCCGAAGCAAAGATACTGTCCAGATCATCGTCACTGCGAATAAGCACACAACTACTGAATTGCTTAGTTGGAGTTCCCAGGCCAGCAAGCACAGGGGTAGCCAATGTAAAAAGACCATCACTAGCAGCATTGTAGTATTCTTTGATGTATCTGAGTCTTGCTGTGTTTGGTTCTTCACTATGGAAGACGGTAGCTGCTGCAACCATGTAGCGAATTTGCGGAGTTTCATATATTTCCTTAGTGCTGCGATTTTTTACTAGATACTTTTCGATAAGTTGCTCAATAGCGGCATAACTATAAGTCTCATCTTTAGAATGATCTATAATATCATTCATTTTGTTCCAATCTTCCTCAGTATACCATTCTAGTAATTCACTTGTATACAATCCTGTAGCTACATTCTTTTTCACAATATCGTAGAGGTGCGGAACCTCATATTGACCATATACATCCTTACGCAGCATACTCATACGCTGCTTTCCTGCTACATACTGATAATTCGTATGTCCAACTTCAGGGTTACTTTCTACGTCAATCAAATCAACGATTGCTCGTAATGTTATACTATCTATCTGACTTGTAGTGATTCCATCGTAAAAGTGTAGTTGACTTTTGATCTCAACCATACTCGGGCTTACATCAGCGATTCCTGTACATACTTTTGCTACTTGTGCTTGCCATTTCTCTAACATTAATGGCTCTTTTTTGCCATTGCGTTTTAAAACATTAATCATTCATCACCTATATTTTTTTATTTATTATATCCATATTCACTGGATTGCCCAACTTAAAATCTTGTAGACTATTACTTATTACCGTGTTAGGGTAGTAATTCAGTATATATTTTGCGTTATCGACCATGACTAAGGCACATTCTTCACTATTATCGTCTATTGCTAGGCAAAAGTCAATGTCTTTGATGCCCACTAATTGCAGTGTGTATACCATTCCTAATCCTCTACTGAGTTGACAGTAGTTATTTTCTACTAGTAATTCCCATGGTCCGGGCCAGTTATCTACATCATCTGGGTGTAGATGATGGTTTAATAGAGGTGCATATTGCCACCATTTGTCTATTGCTAGACAAACGGTTTCTATATCACTGTTTTCTAGGGATTTTCTTAAGTCGTACCAACTCTTAAGTCTTGTTTCATAGTTTAATTGAAATACATTCACATTCTACTTATCATTTTGTTAGACTGTGATTTCTTTCCATGAAACAGTTTCTTCATCCCAACTGTACTGTTTATCATCAGTTGGCATTGGGGTAGGTGGTTCCCATTGGCATGTATCATCATTCAATGTCCAGCTTGGGTAAGGTTGAGGTGCATAGAATGCATCTCGTTCACTATCATATGTGTATCCAAGTCCTGCGTAATTTTTACGCATTGGGGTCCCACCTAGACGATGCTCTCCACCGTATGTGTTATAGCTTGTTTGTACCCAAGATGCTGGGTCTCCCCACAAACCAGTATTTAATACATCTTGTTCTATAACAATCACTGAAGTGACTATTCCGTTTTCTACTTTTGCAAAATGACTCATTTATGTCTCCTTTATAATATATATTTATTAATTAAACTATGTTAATTAAAAAGTTATCGATCCTGAACTAGTCCAAGTATATATTCTATATCCACCGGTAGTTGTAATAGTTGGGCTACCTGTAGTGCTTGTTGCTGCTAGATAACTATCTGGATAACGAATAACAACGATTCCAGAACCACCTGTATTAGTAAACCCAGCAGGCCCGGCGGAAAATGGGTAATTCCCACCACCGCCACCACCTGTATTTTGTCCTGCACCATATATGGTAGCAGAATTAAGTCCGCTCCCCATAGCCCCAGACGATCCTGGCCCAGCGCCGCCTTGTCCGCCACCGTTACCGCCTGCACCAGCTGGCGACCAACCGCCACCGCCACCGCCTGCCCAATAATAACTAGTACCAGTGATAGCATTTAAGACACCGATACCGCCGGCACCACCTGTACTACCTGAGCCGGCACCACCAACCGCACCTGCTCCGCCGCCGCCGCCTGCACCACCCCCAGCAGTAGCTGAAACTGTTCCTCCGTTATTACCTTGCCCAACAACACCTGTACCCGGATTTCCATTTGCATGACTATCACCGCCATATGTAACGCCAGCGCCGCCACCTGAGCCACCATTAGCCCCGTCCATCTCCCCATAGTTATAGTAGTAAGCGCCGCCGCCTCCCCCACCAACGGAAACAACGGATACTGCTGTTCCAGTTATAGAAGAATTAGCACCGTTGCCACCGATACGGTAACTTCCCACTGGTACCGCGCCGCCAGCACCTACAGTTACTGTAATTGCTGAACCTGTAGGAACTGCAAAGCCACTTGCGGCTAAGTAGCCGCCACCGCCGCCACCACCAATGGTACCGCCACCACCTCCACCGGCAACTACTAGATATTCTACTGTTGATGGTGTAGGGATAGGGGGTATAATCGTTACACCTAATCCAATAGTCACTCCTGAAGTTATTAACATTTATATATCCTTAAAAAGTTATTGTTCCGCTACCGGTAAAAATGAATAATTTATACCCATCTATCACCGTATTCGATACAGTGCCGGTAACAATGATGTTTGATGAGTTGTTGTAAACTGAATCTGTGACTCGTATGATTACAATACCCGAACCACCAGTTCCCCCGGTCATGTTATTTGCACCAAATCCTAATCCACCTCCACCTCCACCTGTGTTAGGTAGACTTGATACTACATTAGCATTATATCTTGCGTTACCACCTCCACCAAGACCACCAAGTCCTTGATTAATTGTGGATCCTGTAGATCCGCCTCCACCGCCTGCAAAATACACAGAACCCCCGCTTACTTGCCCTACACTTAAACTAGTAGCTAATGTAGTACTAATAAATGTAGTGATTGCCCCAATACCACCATTTCCTCCCCTTGCTGCGGTTCCGTTTGCCCCGGCAGCCCCAGCGCCTCCGCCTCCACCGGCAGCCCCTTGTACATCACTTGTGTAATTTCTTCCACCAGCATAACCTTGAGGTGGAGTTGCTGCCGGTACATTACCAGCTCCTCCAAATTGATCTTGACCACCACCACCTGAACCTGCCCCGCCCCCAGACCCGCCGACGTCGCCATCAGTACGGCCATTTGTTGGAGTATAATATCCGCCACTTCCACCTCCACGTGCATTAACTAAAGTTGTTATAGATGATGTGTTCCCGTTGGTAGCTGCTGCTACTGTAGCGCCAATACCGCTGCCATTAGTTACTAATCCACCGGCGCCCCCTGCGCCTACGGTAATAGTATAAAGTGTAGCAGGGGTGATTGAAATATTTGTTCTTTCAATGAATCCTCCACCACCGCCACCACCGCCTCCCGAGTCAGTATCCCAAGCAGTACCCACACCACCGCCACCGCCGCCACCTACTGCTAAGTAGTCGATAGATGAAATGGTCGGGAATGAAAAATCAACACCCCCAGCTGCAACAGATAAATTACCTATGATCATATTTGCTTTAGAAAGTTATTGAACCTGAACTAGTCCAGATGTATATTCTGTATCCGCCGGTAACAGTGATAGTTGGGCTACCTGTAGTACTTGATGCTGCTGCAAAACTATCTGGATAACGGACAATAACAACACCAGAGCCGCCTGCTTGACCTGATGTTGGTCCATTACCACCACCACCTCCACCGCCACCGGTGTTAGCACTGCCTGCGGTTCCATTGGTATCTTGATTTGCACCATTACCTCCGCCGCCTGTTGCAGGATTTGTTCCGCCACCATAACCACCGCGTGTCGTGCCAGTATAGTGTCCACCGCCACCGCCTCCACCGGCATATGAAACATTTGCACCAGAGATAGTACTATACACGGCTGTACCGCCGTCACCTGCCGGACCGGATCCAGACGTAGATGAATTTCCACCAATGCTTGTTCCACCACCACCGCCGCCACCTTGTTGATGTGCTCCACTGACCTGTGTACCGTAGCCGCCGGCATATCCTTGAATAGGTGGACCTGATACCCCGGTACCGCCTGCGCTTCCTAACACACCACTGTTTGGGCCAGAACCGCCACCGCCCCCAGAACCACCGTTGCCACCTACGTTTGTGCCTATACCACCAACTGCCCCTCGTCCCCCCGCTGTGGCAGTGACAGAACTAAACACACTGGCGTTTCCGTAGTTACCATATGCGCCATAACTAACACCTGCGCCACCACCACCAACTGTAACCGTATATGGAGTGCCTAATGATATAGAAAAACTACTACTAGATAATACGCCTCCTGCACCTCCACCGCCGCCACCTGGTCCACCACCACCAGAGCCGCCGCCGGCGACTACTAGATATTCAACAGAACTCAAGTCCGGTTTAGATATAGTAAATCCGCCGGTAAGGGTCATTCCAAATAAAATCATTTTTAATTAGTCCAAGGTAAAGGTAACATTACGATAGGGGGATTTATCTGTAATTCTATTTGATTATCAATCTGTGCTTGAACACTAGCTTGATCTACTCCAGAACTATATACCCAAGTTAATACTTCTTCTTCTGTTAAATCACTATATGGGGTAAAATCTGGTCCACCGCCAAATGTGATTCTAGTTAATCCTGGTATAGTTGCTGAATAAGCACCGTCAATTCCAGTGCAACTCCAGGCTACTTGTACGACTACATCTGTATAACCATCTAATTGCACTTGAGAAGCCATATTTTCTATTGTCCATGTATATGATATTGACATATTGTTTCCTTTTATAAAAATATTTATGCTGTCTTGATTACTGCAAAGTTAATGATTGGTGCTTCGGCAACAGCAGGCGATACTACATTATAAATTTGTACAGCAAACGATCCTGCTGCTACATTAGCAACATTGAGTATATAGCTACCAACAGTACCAGATCGTTGGCTCAATATAATTACATCAGTTGCTGCTACTGTAGTATTAGTAACAGTAAACACATTGGTTGTATTTGCTGTAGTAATTGTACTGAACAATGTAATAGCACCAGTAATGTTACTGATAGTAACCGAATTATTACGATTAGCTGTTTGAGTATTAGCACCAATAGTGCTGTTATATCCTAATCCACCTGCACCGTTTACACGTAACCCTGTTCCAGTAATAACTACTACATTGGCATTACCTGCTGAACTGAAGTTTATATTTCCATTAGCTGCAGGAATATTTATATTACTATTTCCGTTTGCTAATGTACCAATGATGTTACCACCAAAGAAGCTGTTACCTGCTGCAACATATAGTGCATATGGGTTAGTTATTGTCATATTCGTACCAGCAGTTGGCTGTGCTTGAATATAGAAAGTAGCCGCATTGGTTGCTGTTACTGTAGTATTTGCTGCTGCATAAGTTGGGGTAGCAATCGCATGTGCTGCTGCAACTGACAATGTACCGGATGCCGCTGCTGAATTGTCCGTATAAGTTGAAGATATACTTCTAATACCCATAACACCGGTGACTGTACTCACGTTAGCATTACCAGTAACTGCACCGTTTGCTGTATAACTATTAGAAGTTATAGCATTTGCACCAGATATGTTGCCACCGGTACCAGAACCAATAGTTACGTTTGTGCCTTGAACTGTAAGATTACCAGTGATGTTTGCAGTACCAGATATATTAGCACCGGTATTAGAAAATACTGCTACATTACTAGTACCACCGACGGATAGAGTAATATTGCCGGCAGCTGATGGGATACTTACGTTACTATTGCAATTTGCATATATACCAGTTAAGTTAGCTGCATTTAAGTTACCAGTAATGTTGGCAGTACCAGATATATTAGCACCCGTGTTAGATATTACTAATACGTTAGCTGTACCAGTTACTGATATATTAACATTTCCGTTTGCTGATGGGATATTTATGTTACTATTACCATTCGCAATACCACCAATTAAGTTACCAACTGTCAAGTTAGCAGAAATAGTAACGTTACCGTTAAAGTATGAGTTAGCCGGTGTTGATGCACCACCAACCCACAATGCATATCTATTAGTTATTGTTACATTACTGCCAGCAGTTGGTGCACCTAATATTGCCATCGTTGCTGCGTTACCATACGTAACAAGAAGATTTGACGCTGCCATAGTTGGTATATCAAATCCATGTGCGCCTGCTAGTGTGATAGAAGTTGAAGCCAAACTAATAGTATCTGTATATGTAGCTTGAGTTGCTCTTATACCAACGTTATTAGCGACTGGTATAGTGGTACTAAAATTCATATTACCGTACGCAACGCCGTTAGCAGTAATTGTATTAGCAATAAATGAAGTGTTTGCAGCTTGTACTAGAACACCAGTATTAGCTATTATCATAACATTTGCTACACCACCAACATCAGTAAGTATATTACCATTTGCTACTGGAATACTAAAATCAGTATTTCCATTTGCAAAAATTCCAATTAAATTACCAGCTGTTAAATTACCCGGTACATTAACACCAATGTCAGTAACTATTAATACGTTTGCATTACCTGCTGATGATATATTAACATTTCCGTTAGCAACTGGTATATTTACATTACTGCTACCATTACTAATCAATGCACCACTGGTAGCTATACCAGTTAATAGTGAACCATTACCTGCAAAGAAGGGTGCAGTAACTGTATTAGAATAAAATCCGTTTCCAGTGACGTTTGCACCGGTATTAGAAACAACTAATACATTAGCAGTACCAGTGGCACTCATAGTAATGTTACCATTTGCTATGACTGTCACATTGCTATTACCATTTATTAAAGAAGTGCCAGCACTGATAGTAAGACCAGTCAATTGACTACCATTACCTATGAAGAATGCTCCACTGACATTACCGGTTGTATTAATATTACCACTGCCTGTATTCAATGTGCCGGCTACGTTAACGCCAGTTGATGTTACAACTACAACGTTTGGTACACTTGTTACCGAGATAGTGACATTTGAATTTGCTACTACGTTTACATTACTATTTCCATTAGCTATACTTGATGTTGTTGGAAAAATGCCAGTCAATAGACTACCATTGCCTATGAAGAATGCTCCACTTACGTTACCCGTAGTATTAATATTCCCACTACCAGTGTTCAATGTGCCATTGATATTAGCGCCAGTTCCAGTTACTACTAATATGTTAGCATTACCTGCTGATGATATATTAACGTTTCCGTTTGCTGCTGGTATGTTTACATTACTGTTACCATTTGCGTGAGACCCCAATAGGTTAGCTGCACTTAAATTACCAGTGACACTTACATTACCACTGAAGTTTCCAGTACCTGCTACGTTCACGCCAGTACCAGTGATTGTCAATGTTGTGTTACCAACCGCAGCTACAGTTACGTTTCCGTTTGCTGCTGGTATATTTATATTACTGTTACCATTACTGAATGTAGTAAAAGTAAGACCAGTTAAGAATGCACCGTTACCTGTGAAGAAGTTAGCACTCAAGTTACCGTTAGCATCTCTCTGAGCAATTGTATTTGCTGTGTTTGCAGATGTAGGTGTATTACCTTGCAATGCGTTAGCATTTAAGTTTGCTACAACTGTGGTCGAAGTAACTATTAATGGAGCAGTACCTGTTGCGACAGTAGATATAATCTGTCCTGCTGTACCTAAATTACCTACGTTTGCATTACCGGCAATGTTAGCTGTACCTGTGATATTAGCGCCAGTTCCAGTCACTACCAATATATTAGCATTACCTACTGCTGATATATTAACGTTCCCGTTTGCTGCTGGAATATTTACATTACTATTGCCATTTGACACAAATGTGCCAGCACTTACACTGATACCGGTCAACTGACTACCATTGCCTATGAAGAATGCTGCTGTTACATTTGCACCAAAGGTACCTGTATTAGCTGAAATCACATTAGCACCTGTAACATTACCGCCGACACCGCCGCCCACTGTTAAGGCAGATGTAACTACGCCGGTGTTACTTACTACCATTACATTTGAAACACCAGTAGCACTCATAGTGATATTGCCGTTTGCAGTAGCTATATTTACATTACTGTTTCCATTACTGATACTTGCACCACCGCCGCCTCCCCCTGATTGTGCTACCCAACTTAAGTTACCGGCACCGTCTGTACTTAGTACATATGTGCTAGAACCACCTGTAATTTTTACATTACTCACAGAACCTAAATTTGAGGTATTTGTTACTTGAAGATTTCCGGTTACTGTAAGTTGATTGGTTGTTTTATCAAATGTTAGATTAGCACTACCATTTGCAGTGCTAGCGTCATTGAATATAATTTGTGTGTTACTACCAGCGACTGGTCCTGTTGCACCAGTCGCTCCGTTATAACCAGTAGCGCCAGTAGCACCTGTACTACCTATACCAGTAGCACCAGTTGCTCCGTCATTGCCTGTTGCACCTGTTGCGCCTGTACTACCTAAACCAGTAGCACCTGTACTACCTACTGCTCCCGTCGCGCCAGTACTACCTAATCCAGTAGCGCCTGTAGCGCCTGAAAAACTAGTTAGTCCAGTCAATTGACTACCATTGCCTAAGAAGTACGCTGCTGTTACGTTAGCAGTAAAATTACCTGTGTTTGCACTTATAACATTAGCCCCACTGATGTTTCCACCTGTGCCTGCACCCGTTACTATATTTCCAGTAACTGTTAATAAACTGGAAGTTTTATCGAATGTTAAGTTAGCACTACCATTAGCAACACCTGCATCATTGAATATGATTTGTGTATTAGATCCTGCAATCGGACCTGTAGCGCCAGTAGCACCATCATATCCAGTAGCACCAGTTGCACCTGTACTACCTAAACCAGTAGCACCCGTTGCACCTGTACTACCTAATCCTGTTGCACCAGTAGCACCATCATATCCAGTAGCACCAGTTGCACCTGTACTACCTAAACCAGTAGCACCCGTTGCACCTGCACCTGTAGCACCTGTAGCACCCCCGCTGCTAGTAATACCGGTCAATTGACTACCATTACCTAAGAAATATGATGCGGTTACATTAGCAGTAAAATTACCTGTGTTTGCACTTATAACATTAGCCCCACTGATGTTTCCACCTGTGCCTGCACCCGTTATGATGTTACCAGTGATATTCGCTGTACCTGCAACATTCATACCAGTACCAGTAACTATTACAACATTAGCGTTGCCTACAGCACTTAAGTTGATGTTACCATTTGCTGACGGGATGCTTACATTGCTATTGCCATTAAATATAGTATTACTACTTGTAGATATACCGGTCAATTGACTACCATTTCCCAAGAAGTATCCGGCAGTTACATTACCTGTACCAGTGATTATACCACTACCAAATCCTAAATTACCTACATTAGCATTACCTACAACATTCAAAGTAGTAGCAAAGTTACCAGAATTAGCACTTAAAACATTAGCTCCGGTGATATTGCCGCCAGTGCCTGCACCAGTTATTATGTTACCAGTGATTGTTAATACGCTAGATGTCTTATCAAATGTTAAGTTAGCACTACCATTTGCTGTACCTGCATCATTGAATATGATTTGTGTATTAGATCCTGCAATCGGACCTGTAGCGCCAGTTGCTCCGTTATTACCCGCTGCACCTGTTGCACCAGTGCTACCTAAACCAGTAGCACCCTGAGCACCTGTTGCACCTGTACTACCTAAACCAGTAGCACCAGTTGCACCGTCATTACCTGCTGTACCTGTTGCACCTTGGGCACCAGTTGCACCTGTACTACCTAAACCAGTTGCACCTGTTGCACCTTGATCACCTGTTGCACCTTGGGCACCAGTTGCACCTGTACTACCTAAACCAGTTGCACCTGTTGCACCTTGGGCGCCAGTTGCACCTGTGCTACCTAAATTGCCTGTTGCACCAGTTGCACCAGTTGCACCAGTACTACCTAAGCCAGTTGCACCAGTTGCACCGTCATTGCCTGCTGCACCTGTAGCACCCGTGCTACCTAATCCAGTAGCGCCCGTCGCTCCAATTGCACCAGTACTACCTACACCAGTTGCACCAGTACTACCTACACCAGTTGCACCAGTACTACCTACACCAGTTGCACCTGTCGCACCAGTACTACCTAAACCAGTAGCTCCAGTTGCACCAGTCGCACCTGCACCTGTAGCACCAGTGGCGCCGCTGCTACTTGAAAGACCGGTCAATTGACTACCATTACCTAAGAAATATGATGCTGTTACATTAGCACTGAAATTACCTGTATTTGCACTTAATACATTTGCACCAGTTAAATTACCACCTGTAGCTGAACCTATTGTTAAATTACCAGAGATATTTGTTGTACCTGCAACATTCATACCAGTACCAGTTACTATCACTACATTAGCGTTACCAACAGCACTAATAGTTATATTACCATTGGCCACTGGAATATTTACATTACTATTACCATTTGACAATGAACCGGCACTACCTACACCTGTCAATTGACTACCATTACCGATAAAATAATTAGCACTTAAATTGCCACTTGCATCTCTTACTGCAACTGTATTTGCCGTATTTGCTGTTGCTGTAGTATATCCATCAAGTAAATCAGCATTCAAGTTTGCTACTACTGTATTTGAACTAACAATAAACGGAGCAGTACCTGTTGTTACATTCGAGGTAAACACATTTGCAAATATTACATTAGCACCAGTTAAATTACCACCTGTAGCTGAACCTATTGTTAAATTACCAGAGATATTTGCAGTTCCTGCAACATTCATGCCGGTACCAGTGATAATTACTACGTTACTATTACCCACAGCACTCATAGTAATGTTACCGTTCGCAGCAGGAATGTTTACATTACTATTTCCATTGCTGATGCTAGCAGGAGTACCAGTTGCAATACCAGTTAATTGACTACCATTGCCAATATAGTAAGTAGCACTAACATTACCAGTTACTGCTAACACGTTGGTTGTTTTGTTAAAAGTTAGATTAGCACTACCATTCGCAACACCTGCGTCATTGAATACAACTTGAGTATTACTTCCGGCAATCGGACCAGTTGCACCAGTTGCACCGTCATTGCCTGCTGCACCTGTTGCACCTGTACTACCTAAACCAGTTGCACCTGTAGCACCTGTACTACCTAAACCAGTTGCACCAGTAGCACCTGTACTACCTAAACCAGTTGCGCCAGTGGCACCATTATATCCAGTAGCACCAGTAGCACCAGTTGAACCTGTAAAACTAGTAAGTCCAGTCAATTGACTACCATTGCCAATAAAGTATGCTGCTGTTACATTAGCAGTAAAATTACCTGTGTTAGCACTAATAACATTAGCACCAGTTAAGTTACCACCAGTGGCTGATCCTATAGTTAAATTACCAGAGATGTTTGCTGTACCAGTGATATTAGCGCCAGTACCAGTAACAGTCAATGTTGTGTTGCCTACTGCTGCTATAGTTACGTTTCCATTAGCTGTTGCTATGTATACGTTGCTATTCCCATTCGCTAATGCACCTACAAAATTACTTGCGGTTACATTACCAACTACTGCTAATACATTAGTTGTTTTATTGAATGTTAAATTAGCACTACCATTCGCAGTGCCGGCGTCATTGAATACAATTTGAGTATTACTGCCTGCAACTGGTCCTGTTGCTCCGGTTGCGCCATTAAAGCCAGTTGCACCAGTGGCGCCCGTAGCACCTAAACCAGTGGCTCCTGTAGCACCCGTACTGCCTAAACCAGTTGCACCTGTGGCACCTGTACTACCTAATCCAGTTGCTCCTGTGCTACCTTGATTACCTGTTGCACCAGTTGCACCAGTTGCACCAGTACTACCTAAGCCAGTTGCTCCTGTGGCTCCATCATTACCAGTAGCGCCAGTACTACCTAAGCCAGTTGCTCCTGTGCTACCTTGATTACCAGTTGCACCAGTTGCACCTGTACTACCTAAACCAGTTGCACCTGTGCTACCTGAATTGCCTGTTGCTCCTGTAGCACCCGTTGCTCCAGTACTACCTGTATATCCAGTAGCGCCTGTTGCACCGCTACTACTTGGAAGTCCTGTCAATTGACTACCATTACCTATGAAATATGCAGCAGCAACGTTAGCACTAAAATTTCCTGTACCAGCTACATTCACCCCAGTACCAGTGATTGTTAGTGTTGTGTTACCAGCAGCAGCTACAGTCACATTGCCGTTTGCGGTAGCGATATAGATATTACTATTGCCATTCGCTAGTGTACCTATGATATTACCAGTGAAACGTGCGTTTCCCCCTGCTAATAATGAATATGAGTTAGTTATCGTAGCATTTGTATTAGCTACTGGTCCACCTGCGATATAGAAAGTAGCTGCGTTTGTGAACGTGACACCTGTGTTCGCCGCTGCTAAGTTTGGTGCAGCAAATGCGTGTATAGCTGCATTAGCTACTGTCGCTGATGATGCAGCAGAATTATCTGTATATGTAGCAAAAACACCACGGAAACCTAAGTTTGCAGTTACAGTGGCGATATTAACATTACCTGTAGCGTTTCCCGAGACGGTTACTGAGTTGCTGGTTGTACTAGCGAATGTGAAGTTATTCGCTGAGTCAATTGCTACCGGTTGTATCGTTAAAACTGCCATCTATGTTCCTTGTTCTTATATTTATGCGTCTTTTGAAAGTGAATATCTAGTTGGTATGATTTATTCGTACAGAATATTTACAGTACCTGCGTCAAAACTATCTACACCGGTAGTAGTTGTTAACCTAACGGCAGTTAAGGCACTACCCAACTCAATGTAACCTGCGGTAAAAATTGTAGTTGCTTCATCGCTTCTTCCCATTATTGCAGAACAAACCCATTTATTTGTTGCCGCATCTACAAGAGTAAAAACAAATGTTCCAGATGTAAATGCCGTAGTAGCCAATGCCCTTAACAAATCAAAACCAGTACTAATAGCGCCTGCGCTTGCAGTTGATGTTGAGCCTCTAATAATTGAAGATGTACCAGCATACCCAGATGCAACGTATGTCGGCGTGCCACCTGTTCCAAGCTGGGCAGTTAAATTTCCAGATGTGCCGTTTGTTGATACTGCAAACAATTGCAATGTGATTCTTTTTGCCCAACTTGGGATATTGGGAAATCCTACGCTTGTGCCACTAGCAGTTACAGAAGTACCTGAACTAATTGCTCCGCCTAAAATCGTTTTGTTCGTTAATGTTTGTGTGTCAGTCGTACCAACGACAGCACTTGTAGGATTTCCAACACCACCAGCTGGAAATGTGATTCCCGTATCACCGTTTATTATCGCTGCCATATTAACTCCATGTTCCTATACTTGTATTCGATCCACTAGCACCTAGTGGAGAGATTTTGAAATAGCTGCCAATAGCTGTAGTGTATGCGCCACCTGGCGCTGCGCTTAGTGTATATTGCGGAATAAATGTACCGCCGGCGTTAACAGAAACTGTACCTTTTATTAGACAAAAAAACTGAAGACCAGCAAGGGCCAAAGGGCCAGTTACAGCAGTATTTGTAGCTGTTTGTATATACAACGCCATATCAGGGGCGCCTCCAGCAAAAGCTCCTGTTTTAAACAACCCTTGTACATCATATCCAATATTGTTTATAGTAGCTGTTCCTCCAAATCCAAGCCCGTACGCATGAGATGTTGTCCCGGCTGTTTTGCTTAATGCGTAAACAGCTTCAAACTGATATACCGTACTACCGATCAATGTAACCCCAACCCCTAATATGCTTTGTGCTGTATTCACATTCGCACCAACCAAATCACTATTCAATCTATAGAACTGTTCTGCTGGAATACGACCAGTACCTAATCCATTCACCGTTGCGGATGGATATTGACTAGTGTCTACCAATAATGCGTTAGTACCATTAGTCTGTAGTTGAAGATTACCAGTAGAGTCTGAGACATACTTCAGTCCCGGAACACCGCTGACTACACCGTTATCTGCATTTATTATAGTTGCCATATGTTATAACTCCGCATTGGCTATCCAACTGAATCCAGTTACGTTACTAAATTTCGCATAAAAATTATCTGTGCTTATGAGTGGACCAACTGTGACTGATCCAGTTACCCCTGCTGTGGTTACTGCACCAGTTACTCGTTTAGTGACTTTATAATATTGCATTGCATAATCAGCATTACTTACGCCACCACCAATTTCATAATATCTCTGACAAAATTGTAATTCTGTAATTATTGAACGATAATCAAACGATGTAGCTTGAGTTCCTTCTTCAAGTTGAATAGTATCAATTACCCATGTACCGCTCGTCTGTGCGCCCACTGTGAATACTATTTGAATTCCAGTAGTAGCCGCTGATGGTATAGCTATCTGCGCTGAATATTGCGCCCTAGATGATGTGACTGTGAATGTTCCCGTAGCTATCTGTGTCACTGTCGGACTTGCTAATGAACCAAATGTGTTTGCTGTATTAGCGTAATAAGCTGTCCATGTAACAGTTGTTAGTAATGAATTAGAGATATAACAACTAAGGGTAGCAGTTGAGTTTGCTAAATCATAACAATTAAGTTGCTCAATGCGTTGACCAAACCCAATCGCAGTAACACTCGCTGCACCTGTGAATTGATAGCGATATTGTGATGATAGATATGTTCCAGCTATCTGTTGACCAGTGACATTTGCACCAGTACAATATGCATACCATCTGTCTACAGTATAAGCAATAGCCGCAGCCGCTGTTATAGTTTGTGCTGCGCCACTATTTCTTTGATCAATTGATAGTCCACCATTGATGATACGATTTTTGAACCCAAAAGTATTTACCGATGACACGCTACCCGTGACAGATAGTGCGTTCGCTGAGGGTGTTATTGAATCTATCGCTAATGTTCCGTATGGCATTCTTTAATTATCTTTCAGTAAGTATTTATCCGTTACCATTATCTAGTTTCATTTTATATGATTACCCAACGCTGTCCAGATGGTACTGTGACAGTAACACCTGAATTAACTGTAATTGGTCCTACACTCAATCCATTCACGCCACTTGCTAAGGTAGTGTTAGCACTTAATGTATTTGGCAATGAGAATATCGCACTAGTACTTGTATTGCCACTACCACCTCCACCTGCACCACTGCCACCAGTGATACTAGTAAATTCTACTGCTACAGTATTAGCAGGAGCAGAACTGATTGTGACTATATTACCTGTTAAGCTATATGTAGTATGAGGTTGTGATACACCGCCAATAGCTAAAGATACATAGTTTGCATTTGTTGGGGTAACTGATAATGTAAAATTTGTTTGTACGCCGTTACCAGTAAATGTGTCTACTGTAACAATTGTTGAACCAGGGGTAGTCCAACTCAATGTTCCACTACCATCTGTACTTAATACTTGATTTGCAGTTCCTCCGGTTATATGTAGATTACTAACATTACCCAAAGTAACATTTGCACCGGACAACGCTACATTACCGGTGATGTTAGCACTTGAACTTATTGCTACGTTAGCAACAGTCAATAAATTTGTTGTTTTATCAAAAGTTAGATTAGCACTTGCACCTGCTACGCCTGCATCATTGAATATAACTTGAGTATTAGATCCAGCTACCGGGCCTGTAGCACCCGTAGAGCCAATTGCTCCAGTTGCACCAGTACTACCATTTGATCCTGCTGTTCCAGTTGCACCTGTTGCTCCTGTACTACCTAAACCAGTTGCACCTGTAGCACCAGTAGTACCTATGTATCCAGTAGCACCTGTTGCTCCAGTACTACCTAAACCAGTTGCACCTGTAGCACCAGTAGTACCTATGTATCCAGTAGCACCTGTTGCTCCTGTTGTACCAATGTAACCTGTTGCTCCAGTAGTACCTTGATTACCTGCTATACCAGTTGCACCAGTACTACCTATCTCACCTGTTGCACCTTGATTACCTGCTGTACCAGTTGCCCCTGTTGAACCAATTGCGCCGGTTGCCCCTGTTGTTCCTATATAACCCGTCGCACCTGTAGCACCAGTGGTACCTACAACACCAGTGGCACCTGTTGCGCCTGTTGTTCCTATATATCCAGTTGCACCTGTACTACCGTCATAGCCTGTTGCACCTGTAGCACCAGTAGCTCCATTTGTTCCTGCTGTACCAGTAGCACCTGTACTACCTTGTAGTCCTGACGCACCTTGAATGCCTTGCACTAATGCTAAGAACAATGATTGAGCGTTACTAAAATTACTAGTACCGGTGCCACCTGAACTAGTTAATGATACTGGTAATGACCAATAACTATTTGCTGCACCGGGGTTTACATTTGTGGGTGTTCCAGTTATGACAAAATTTTGATAATTGCTACTATTGGTTTGATCTTGTATCAAAATAGTTTCTGTCGCATCGAGCAATGATAAAAATACATCAATATCAATACCGTCATCAGTTAAATGACTTACGTTAATTTGAGTTGCTGTAATTTGAGATGATTGATTCCAAATAATGTCACCATCACCTGGATATCCTGACGTTGCGCCCGTGTTTGCTTTGTACAAGAATAGACTTGTGCTTGTACCTCTAGCCCCTGTAGCACCTATTTCACCAGTAGCACCCGTACTACCATTGTATCCAGTTGCACCTGTAGCACCAGTTGTTCCTATATAACCAGTTGCACCAGTAGCACCTGTTGCTCCGTCATATCCAGTTGCACCGGTTGCTCCTGTGGTTCCAACTACACCGGTAGCACCTGTTGCACCAGTTGTTCCTATATATCCAGTTGCACCTGTACTACCATCAGATCCGGGTAGTCCAGTTGCACCAGTGGCACCAGTTGTTCCTATGTATCCAGTTGCACCTGTACTACCATCAAATCCAGTAGCACCTGTTGCTCCTACAACACCTGTGGCACCAGTTGTTCCAATGTATCCAGTTGCTCCGGTTGCACCAGTAGAACCATCATTACCTATTGTTCCTGTAGCGCCAGTAGCACCGGTTGATCCAGTGTAACCTGTTGCGCCTGTACTTCCATCATTACCTGTTGCTCCAGTTGCACCTGTTGTTCCTATATATCCAGTAGCACCTGTTGCTCCTTGTGCGCCAGTTGCACCAGTAGAACCATATTCACCAGTTGCACCTGTACTACCTACTTCACCAGTTGCACCTGTACTACCAGTTGCTCCGTCTATACCGGATGCACCTGTTGCTCCTTGTGCGCCAGTAGAACCATATTCACCAGTTGCACCTGTACTACCTATTTCACCTGTTGCGCCAGTGGCACCAGTTGTTCCTATGTATCCGGTTGCACCTGTACTACCATCAGATCCGATTAATCCAGTTGCGCCAGTAGCACCGGTTGTTCCTATCTCACCTGTAGCACCAGTTGCTCCGTCTACACCACTTGAACCTGTTGCACCAGTTGTTCCTATGTATCCAGTAGCACCTGTTGCTCCGTCGTAGCCAGTAGCACCTGTACTACCATCAGATCCAGTTGCACCTGTTGCTCCTGTTGCTCCTGTATAGCCAGTTGCACCCCCACTGCCAGCAGCCCAACTTAAATTACCAGTTCCATCAGTACTGAGTACATATCCACTAGCACCACCACTGATATGTAAGTTACTTACATTTCCTAATGTAACAGCTACTGTATTTGCGAAATTTACATTACCTGAATTTATGTTGTTTACAACTAAACCACTATCAGTTATCCATACACTACCATTAAAAAGAAATCCTGATCTAATAGAACCTGCAAAAGGTGTTGATTGTAATGATGTAGTAAGAGTACCATAATTTGTAATAGCAAGACCATATGATGAATTATCTATTATTGTACTATTTTGTAATGTCAGTAGTTGTGTTTGTGTACCTGGTATTGCATTACTTGGATTACCATTAACATTAGCTAATTGTGTAGATGTTAATCCTGTAGTTGGCGGAGTAAATGCTGATGGATAAACAGCAATACCACTAACATATCTAAAGTTACTGATGTAACCGTCGAATGTTGTTCCACCTCCACCATCATAACCTATTTGTAATGTACCACTATTCCAATTGTTTGTAAGAGTAGTTTGATTTACAATTACACCATTAATGAATATAGTTACTAAGTTTGAACTATTACGCTGAACAGCAATATGTGTCCATTGATTTATAGGATTAGTGATAGATTGTTGTATTAATGGACTTGCACCTTGCCAAACTTGTACATCAGGACTACCATTAGTGCTTACAAACAATCTAAAATCTGCACTGAAAGATGCGATAGTTTGAATACTTAATGCTGCACTAGTGTAGAACCATGCTTCTATAGTGAATATACTAGTACCAATAACTGGGGCGGGTGCAGTTAAATATTGTGTACTACCATTGAATCCACCTGCCCATGATTGTCCTAAAACACCACCTATTATTCCAGTATTTGTAGTAGGAAGATATACATTGCCATTTGATACAGTTAGTGCGTTAGTTGTTTTATCAAACGTTAGATTAGCACTTGCACCTGCTACGCTTGCATCATTGAATATAACTTGTGTGTTACTACCTGCAACTGGACCAGTGGCACCCGTAGAGCCAATTGCACCAGTCGCACCTGTTGCGCCGGTTGCTCCGTCATATCCAGTAGCACCTGTAGCGCCATATTCACCTGTTGCACCAGTTGCACCAGTTGTTCCTATGTAACCTGTAGCACCTGTACTACCTATTTCACCTGTTGCGCCGGTTGTTCCGTCATATCCAGTAGCACCTGTAGCGCCATATTCACCTGTTGCACCAGTTGCACCAGTTGTTCCTATTACACCTGTAGCACCTGTTGCTCCTGTTGATCCGTCGTATCCAGTTGCACCTGTTGCACCAGTTGTTCCTATTACACCTGTAGCACCTGTTGCTCCTGTTGATCCGTCGTATCCAGTTGCACCTGTTGCACCAGTTGCACCATCATTACCAATTAAACCAGTA